GGGTAATTCGGCAGCAAATACTGCTTCTTGGTACGCTAATAATTCTTATTTTAAAGTTGAGCAGTATAATGATACAAATGGATCAGGGCCAATTATTGCTTACTGCTGGCATTCGGTTGAAGGCTACAGTAAGTTCGGCAGTTACACCGGAAATGGGTCTCCGGATGGGACGTTTGTGTACACAGGGTTTAGACCTGCTTTTGTTTTATACAAACAAACATCAGGTACGGGAGGCTGGTCTATATTTGATTCGGAAAGAGAAAGTTATAATCAAGTTATTCGGTCATTGGCTGCAGACAGTTCTAGTGGAGAAATAACTTCTGGAAGAGCCTCAGACTTTTTGTCTAATGGATTCAAGTGGAGAAACAGCATATATGGAAACTCTAACAACCAGAAGTATATCTACATGGCATTCGCAGAACAACCATTCAACTACGCTAACGCACGCTAATCACAAATAAAATTTGCTTCTGAAAAAGTTTTCAGAAGCAAATTCCTTCCTTTCTCAGAACACAATCCTTATAAATATAAATATTAAGAAAACAAGGTAACTTCATGGCTTCCCTTTCCAATATTTTTATTGACCAAGGTTCAGATTTCATAACTATTTTATTTGTTGGTGATTCTAATGGAGATGCAACCGATTTGTCTAATTATTCTGTCATTGCTCAACTTCGTAAAACATATGAATCTGTTAATGCTGTTTCATTCACAGCCGAATTTGATGATGACAGAACAACAGGAAATATAACCATCTCTTTGACAGCAGCACAAACTGCAGCATTAGAATATGGAAGATATGTTTATGATGTTTTAATTACAAATACTAATGGATTATCTACAAGAGTTGTAGAAGGAATAGCAACTGTAACTCCAGGAGTTTCTAGGACATCTTAATATGGCTGTAATAAATAAACCACGTGTTATTAAAACAGTAACTCCCATATCTAAAGAAATTTTAAGAGTTTCAGTTCCAGGATTACAGGGACCATCCGGAGATGTGGGAACAACTGGTTTACAAGGCGAAACTGGTTCACAAGGTCCGCAAGGTCCGCAAGGAATAACTGGTCCGCAAGGTCCGCAAGGAACAACTGGACCACAAGGCACACAAGGAATCCAAGGCGAGACGGGTATTCAAGGTCTTCAGGGTCCACAAGGAGATGCTGGTCCACAGGGTCCACAAGGAGATGCTGGTCCTCAAGGAATTCAGGGATTACAAGGAGTTCAAGGACTTCAAGGTGAAATAGGATCAACAGGTTTACAAGGTCCACAAGGCGATGTTGGTCCACAGGGTCCACAAGGAGATGCTGGTCCTCAAGGAATTCAGGGTCCACAAGGCATACAAGGTCCACAAGGCGCAGATGGTGCTGACGGCACAAGCATTTTGCTTAAAGGTGCAGTCGCTACTGTAAATGATTTGCCTAGCGGTGCTACCGATGGTGATTTATATATAGTTGCCGCTGATACTCATGGATATGTTTGGGGAAATAGTCAATGGACTGATGTTGGAGTTATTCAAGGACCACAAGGTGATGTTGGACCACAAGGAATTCAAGGACCACAAGGTGATGTTGGACCACAAGGAATTCAGGGAGAAATTGGCCCACAAGGATCAGAAGGAATTCAGGGTCCAGCTGGTCCAACAGGTCCACAAGGAATTCAAGGACTTCAAGGACCACAAGGAGAAATTGGTTCACAGGGACCACAAGGCATACAAGGACCACAAGGACTTCAAGGTCCACAAGGTCCACAAGGAGATGTAGGACCACAAGGTTTACAAGGTTTACAGGGTGAAGTTGGACCACAAGGTGAAGTTGGACCACAAGGTATACAAGGCGAACAAGGTATACAAGGCGAACAAGGTGTTCCTGGAACCTTTACAATATCTGGACAAATAAATAATACTTCAGATATAGATATAACAAACATAGCAGATGGTGCTTTATTACAATATTCTGAATCATTAGCTAAATGGATAGCAACAACTGAAATAGATACTACTACAGGTGAACTAAGATTAAATGGTGGCACTTATTAAAATAAAGGGAAGAAAATGTCTACTTTAATACAAATAAAACGAACTACTACAGCAGATTTACCTACTGCTAATAGTGGTACTCTTAATTTAGGTGAGCTAGCGTATGTTTATAATACTTCTCCTACCTCTGGCTCTATAGGTCCAGGAGGTAATGGAAGAAGATTATATATCGGTAATCCATCAAGTTCTACAGATGTTCCTATCAAAATAGGTGGACAGTATTACACTGACATGATGGAACATGCAAAGGGCACATTAACTGCTGATTCCGCAATTATTGTAGATAATAATAAAAAAATTGATAATCTAAAAATAGACTTTTTAGATTTAGATGGAAGAGCAATTACTTCTACCGATACTGATGGTGACATTGAAATTACACCAAATGGTGTTGGTAAAACCATCATAAGTAACATCTATACTGATGCTACAACTTCTCTTCAAGAATATATTGAAGATTTGACAGGTGGTTCTATTGTTGCAGGTGAAGGTATTGATGTAACATATGACGATTCTGCTGGTACTACAACTATTACCGCTGAAACTGCTTCCGATAGCAATTTAGGTGTTGCAAAATTTAATGTTAGTGATTTTTTGGTAACAAATGGAGATGTTACAATTGCTACAGGTGGTGTTTCCAATGCGCAACTAGCTGGTTCAATCACAAATGCAAAATTATCAAATTCAACAATCAGTGTTGCTGCTGATAGTGGAACCACTAATGCAGTTGATTTGGGCGACACGCTTACCATTGGTGGAGGAACAGGTTTAACATCAACTGTTTCTGGAGATTCTATTTCCATTGCTCTTGACAACACAGCTGTCACTCCAGGAAGTTATGGTTCTTCTTCAGCTATTCCTACTTTTACAGTTGATGCTCAAGGACGATTGACTGCAGCAGGAACTGCTTCTATTTCCACAACACTTACAATTGCTGCAGATGATGGAACTGGAGCAGGTGGTGTTTCTCTTGCTTCTGATACTTTTTCTATTCTTGGTGGAGAAGGTATTGACACTTCTGTTACTAATGATACCATTACAATTGTTGCTGAGACTGCTTCTGATACCAATTTGGGCGTTGCTTCTTTTAATACTAATGATTTTTTAGTAACAAATGGTGATGTTACAATAAAAACTGGTGGTGTTTCCAATGCACAACTAGCTGGTTCAATTACAAATGCAAAATTGGTTTATGATTATGTGACAATAGGTGCAGCAACAGTGACATTGGGTGGTTCTGCAATTACTGATTTAGCAAATCTTACATCAGTTCAAGTTGACAATTTAACAATTAATGGTAATGATATTTCTTCAACTGATACTGATGGCAATATCACATTAACACCTGATGGAGAAGGTGTTATTAATGTACCATCTGGATATGAAACAAGAACAGGATTTGGAAGCAATTCTCTCACAAACAAAACTTATGTTGACCAAGTTGCTCAGGGATTAGATGTTAAAGAATCTTGTAGAGTTGCAACAACAGCAAATCTTTCTGCTACATACAGTTCTGGCGTATTAACAGCATCATCCAATGGTGCTATTATTGTTGATGGTGTTACCCTTTCTGTTGGTGATAGAATCTTGGTAAAAGATCAAACAGCACAAACTGATAATGGTATTTACACTGTTACAAATACTGGATCGACAACTGCAGTATTTGTTCTTACAAGAACACCAGATGCAAATGAAGCAGATGAAATTACAGGTGGGGCATTTACTTTTATTGAAGAAGGTACTGATAATGCAGATGCTGGATTTGTGGCAACACATAATGGTACGCCAACAATAGGTGTTTCTAATATCACATTTGAACAATTTTCTGGAGCAGGACAAATTTCTGCTGGTGATGCTTTATCAAAAACAGGAAATACATTAGATGTTTTGTATGACAATTCTTCTATTGGATTGAACGGAAATGACCAGTTGTATGTATTAGCAAGCGGAATTACCAATGACATGTTGGCAGGTTCTATTGCAAATGCAAAATTAGCAAATTCAACTGTCACAATTTCTGATGGTTCTAATTCAAATGCAGTTGATTTAGGTGACACTCTTTCTATTATCGGTGGAAATGCTATCACCTCTACGCATTCAACAGATCAAATTAGTTTGGATGTAAATGTAGATGACAGTTCAATTGGAATTAGTAGTGACGCTTTGTACATTAAAGCTCTTGGTGTTACCAATGACATGTTAGCTGGTTCTATTGCAAATGCAAAATTAGCAAATTCTTCAATTACCATCAACAGTCAAGTTATTGCTTTAGGTGCTTCATATGTATTTGATACGGATGATTTCCAAGAAGGAGCAGGAGCGACTAATTTGTGGTACACTACTGCTAGAGTAAGAGCAGATGTAGGTGTTACTGCAAGCACAGGATTAGCATATGATCAATCATCAGGTAATTTTTCAGGTGTAAATGCTAATACTGCTGGTACCAAAGGGGTTTCCACATATAGTTCATCTAATTTTAATGTTACTGCTGGACTTGTTACTATAACTGCAGTTGATGGCGGATCATATTAATAATAAATTATGTCATCTGTAATTAAATTAAAAAGGTCTGAAACTAGCGGTTCCATACCTACAACTTCAAATTTAGAAATAGGTGAGGTTGCTGTTAATACAGCAGATCAAAAAATCTATGTTCGTTCTAGCACTGGAATTGTTGTTGTAGGAAATGGTGCATCATCAGGCGCTGCAGGAACATCATTTACTAATATTTCTGTAAGTGGACAATCTACAATACAAGCTGATAGTTCTACGGACACTCTTACGCTTGTTGGCTCTGGACTAAATAGTATTACAACAGATGCAACCACAGATACTATTACAATAGGAACTCCAATAGGAATTCCATTTTCTGATACAAATGGATCATCATTAAGTTTAAAATTAAGAGTTGAAGCAGGAACATTATCAGAAGCAGTACAAAGTTTGTATTTGCCATTTACAGATTCTAATGGAACATCATATACTACTATGGTAATGAGCTAAAAGGAAAATAATGGCTGCACAGTCTCCTATAAAAGCAACGTATACGGGAAGCGACCCTACTGGATTAGCAGAATTTATTTCTACTGATTTTATTTCTATTACTGATGGTGGTACTGGAGCAGTTACCGCTTCAGATGCAAGAAATAATTTAGGTCTTCAGATAGGTGTTGACATTCAAGCGTATGCAGCAACTTTAGACGATATTTCCGCATTATCACCATCTGATGGCAGTTTTATAGTTGGTAATGGAACAAATTTTACTATAGAATCTGGTGCAACTGCTCGAGCAAGTTTAGATGTTTATTCAACATCTGAAGCATTAGCCGTTGCAAATAATCTTAGTGATTTAAACGATGCTGCTACTGCAAGAACAAATTTAGGAGTAGGTAGTGGTTCTAATGTAACATTTACTGATCTAACATTGACAGGCAATCTTACTGTACAAGGAACAACTACTTCATTAAATACAGAAACCATTGTTTTAGATGACAATATAATTTTATTAAATTCTAATGCAACAGGTTCGGCAACAGAAAATGCTGGTATTGAAGTTGAAAGAGGAAATGACACTAATGTTTCTTTTTATTGGGATGAAACAAACGATCATTGGACAGTAGCTACTGAAGATTTTGCAGCATCAACATTTATAGGTAATTTAACAGGTAATGTTAGTAATGGAACAGTTAGTGGTTTAACATCAGCAATTGCAATTGCTGATGGTGGAACTGGAGCAACTACAGCTGCTGGTGCAAGAACAAATCTTGATGTAGACTCTTCTCAAGAGGTAACTGATAAAGCAGTTAACAATGGAATTACTTTTTCAATAGCATTAGGATAAAAAATGCCAATACCATCAACAAAAGAAGAATTTAGACAATATTGTCTTCGTGCATTAGGACATCCTGTTATTGAAATTAATGTTGATCCTGATCAAGTAGAAGATCGCATTGATCAAGCACTTCAATATTTTGCTCAATATCATTATGATGGCGCAGAAAGAGTCTATTTAAAATATCAAGTTTCTCAAGATGACATTGATAGAGCAAAATCAAATAATTCATTATCTTCTGTGACTGATGTGGATGGAGCCACTACAGCAACATGGTTAGAAGGTAAAAATTACATTCCTGTCCCAGATTCAATTATTTCTGTCATAAAGGTATTTGATTTTTCTGATAAAGGTAACATCAATATGTTTGATGTTCGGTATCAATTAAGATTAAACGATCTTTATGATTTCTCTTCGACATCTATTATTCATTACGACATGACAATGAAACATCTAGATCTTCTAGAAAGCATTCTTGTAGGTCAAAAACCAATTCGACATAATCAACACATGAATAGATTATATATTGATATGGATTGGCAAACTGACATTGTTGTAGGTGAATATTTGGTGATCGAAGCAATTCGAAAAATTGATCCTTCTACATTTCCAAATATTTGGAATGATATGTTTTTAAAAAAATATGCTACTCAATTAATTAAACTTCAATGGGGTGCAAATCTCATTAAGTTCAATGGTGTGCAAATGTTAGGTGCTGTAACAATTAATGGAGAAACCATTTATCAACAAGCGCAGGAGGAAATTATAAAATTGGAAGAGCAAATTCAACTTGCCTTTGAATTGCCTCCTGAAATTATGATAGGGTAAATATGCCAACTTCAGTTTATTTTGATACAGGCACAAAAAGAGAGCAAAGATTATATGAAGATTTAATTATTGAACAGCTTAGAGCATTTGGACAAGATGTTTTTTATCTTCCAAGAAAAATTGTAAATCTTGACGATATATTTGGAGAAGATCCTATTTCTACATTTAATGATGCATATTTAATTGAAATGTATGTTGAAAATGTAGAAGGTTATGAAGGACAAAAAGAATTAATGACCAAATTTGGAGTTGATGTTCAAGATGAAATTACATTTGTTGTTTCAAGAAGAAGATGGGAACAATTTGTTTCAATTGATGAAAATATTACAGAAGCATCTAGACCAAATGAAGGCGATTTAATATATTTTCCATTAACAAAAAAGGTATTTGAAATAGGATTTGTTGATCATGATAATCCATTTTATCAATTAAGCAATTTACCTATTTATAAACTACAATGTAGAACATTTGAATATAGTTCTGAAGAATTTAATACTGATATTACAGAAATTGATTATATTGAAAACACATATTCATTGAATATGCAGACTTATAAATTAAGTCTAGAAAATGAAACAGGTTCCATTCTTATAGAAGATCCATTAATAGGTTCTGATATTTCTTATCTTATTAATGAAGATTATAACATAGGAACCATAGAGAAAACTTCACAAAATTTAGATTTTGATATTTTGAATGATGCTATTCTAGATTTTTCAGAATCTAATCCATTCGGAGATGTTACATGATAGGTGGGCATTTTTATCACCAAACTTCTAGAGATGTGGTTGTTGGATTTGGTAGTATTTTTAATAACATTTATTTAATTAGAAAGAATTCAGCAGGACAAATTACTCAAACATTGAAAGTTCCATTGGCATATGGACCAAGACAAAAATGGTTAGTAAGAATTACAGATGATCCTAAATTACAAAAACAATTCGCAATTACTTTGCCAAGAATAGGATTTGAAATTACAGGTCTTGAATATGATGCTACAAGAAAATTAAACAAAGCTATAAAAGTTAAAAAATTAACAAATACAAAAGAGACAGATCAAGCAGTTTCTTCTTATATGCCTGTTCCTTATAATATGAATTTTGAGCTTTATGTGATGGCAAAAAATTCTGATGATGCGTTACAGATTGTTGAACAAATATTACCTTTCTTTCAACCTGAATATGCAATTACAATAAAAGAAAGACCAGATTTAGATATTGTTCGTGATGTTCCGATTGTTTTAAATTCTGTAGCATATTCAGATGAATATGAAGGCGAATTTGCCACAAGAAAGGCTATTGTTTATACTTTGGCATTTACTGCTAAATTCTTTTTGTATGGTCCTGTTCTTTCTCAGAAGGTTATTAAACAAGTGCAGGTTGATCAATATACAAATACACCAGATGTTGCAGTGGCACGAGAGCAAAGATATACTGCTACTCCAGATCCAATTACTGCATCTTTTGATGATGATTTTGGATTTAATGAGACAACTTCATACTTTGAAGATGCAAAAACATTTAATCCAGTAACAGGACAAGATGAGTAATTCAACAGATACATTAGATGAAGTTTTGGGAATAACAAGTGTGGTTGAACAAACTTCAGTTGTAGTGAATAAACCAAAACCAATTCTGAAACCTAAATTAAATCTGGATGATATTGATAATGATTATAAATATCAAAGAGATAATTTATATACATTGGTTGAACGTGGACAAGATGCAATAGAGGGTATTTTGCATATTGCAAGAGAATCTGAACAACCAAGAGCATATGAAGTTGCAGGAAATCTAATTAAAAATATTGCTGATGTTACTGACAAATTAATGATACTTCAAGAAAAAATGAAAAAAGTAAAAGAAGAACCAAATAAAGGTCCAAGAAGTGTAACAAACGCATTGTATGTCGGAAGCACAGCCGAACTCCAAAAACTACTGAAGGATAAAAAACAAGATGCCATTAACGAGAATTAAACTTACTGCCATTGCAGATGGTGGAATTACAGCTGTAAAACTTGCAAATCCACTAAATCTTTCTTCACTTGATGTTACCCTGCCACAAGGTGTGGGTGGAACTAATTGGACAAATGCTGTACAAACTTCAAGTTTTACTGCTGTTTCTTCCAATGGATATTTTGTAGATACAACTTTGGGAGTGGTAACAGTAACACTACCTGCTTCTCCTTCGGTGGGTAATTATGTTTCACTTGTTGACTATGCTGGAACAAATAGCAGAACGGGGACTGATGCAAATGGTTTCTATACTAATCGCATTCAGATTAATCCAAATGGTTCAAAAATTAATGGTTCTACTGATTACAAAGATATTGGTGCCAGTAGAGGTGGTGTACAGCTGGTTTATGTAGATTCAACACAAGGTTGGATTGTAACTGATGCTGCAAATGAGAATACTGTAAAAGCACTTCTTCCATCAACTCCAACAATTAATGTTGGTGGTATATTGAATTCTGCTAGTGAAGCATGGTTCCAGACTGCTGGAGATACTATTACAGTAAATGGTACTGGATTCATGGAAGGTGTAAGTGTTGTTCTTATTGATACAATTGGTTCAACAGAATACACAGCAGATAATGTGGTTTATGTAAGTTCAAATCAAATAACTTTTGATATTCCTGCTGGTGTTATTACTTCTGGACAAACACCTGGAGAAGATCCATTTGATGTTAAAATTCTCAATTCTAATGGTTCATTTGTTATTAATTCTGATGCTCTTGAATATGCTCCAACTCCAACATTCCAGACTTCAAATGCAAGTCCTCTCGGACTTGTAACAGCTACAACAAATGATCCAAATGCTGATGCATTTGCTGACCTTGGTGTGACTATTTCGGCAATCTCTCTTGATCCTGATGACGGAGCAGTTACTTACGCAATTACTACACTTCCAACAGAACTTACTGGATTGACAATTAATTCAACTACAGGTGCATTGGAAGGTGGAATTCCAACAAATGGATTTCCTGCCGATGATACTTCTACTGGTTATACATTTACGGTTACTGCTAGTGTAGTATCAGACCAAACCAGTATTACAAGAACATCTACAAGAGATTTTGTAATTACCTTGGAAGGTAATGTTTCTGCTCCAACTGTTACCAGTGTTGACCAAGATTATATTTCACAATCTGGAACAGAAATCACAGTAACAGGAACAGGATTTAAAGATGCTCCAACTGTTACTTTGTTGGCACCCGACAGCACACCATATGTGGCATCATCTGTGACTTTTGATTCGGCTACGCAAATCAGATTCCAAACAACTGCTGCCATGGCAACTGCGATTGAAACAGTAGGACAAGTTTCTGGAGATGAAAGATTTGACTTGAAAGTTACAAATCCAGCAAGTGGATATTCTAAAGAAGATACTCTTGCTGACACATTTGAATATGCTCCAACTCCAACATTCAATGAAGCATCTGGATCAGTTGGATCATTAATTGCAACAACAAGTCAAGATTATTCAACTCTTACAACTACAACTCTTGATGCCAATCCAGTTGACCCTGATGATACTATTACATATTCTCTTACCAATGTGGCAACCGAACTTTCCAATTTGGCAATTGATGAAAATACAGGTGCGCTTTCTGGAACAGCTGATTTGAGTTCTGTTACACCTGCTGTTTATAATTTCACAGTTGTGGCAGCTGCTCGTTCTGCCGAAACTGATAATGTAAAAACTGATAATCGTGTTTATACCATTACAGTAGTTACACCTACTCCTGTCTACGCCTACCCGATTGACCAGTCATTACGGTTTGATGGGGGTAGTTCCCTAACAAGAACTCCAACTAATTTCACAGGGACATCAACAACAACTTGGACATGGTCTGTTTGGGTTAAAAACACTTCCGAATCAATAGTCACTCTATTTGACACTTCTCAAGGTAGTAATGAATGGGTTTTTAGAATTGATGGGAATACTTTGACATATTTGCATTACAATGGGTCTGTTACATTAAATGCTTCCTCTCAAGGTCTGTATAGAGATTATTCAGCATGGATGCACATTGTAATGAGAGCAGATACAACCAACTCCCAAGCAGATAAGAGAATAAATTTCTTTGTAAATGGTAAGGAAGTTTCTTATTCTAGTTATACTGGAATTGGGCAAAGTATTGCTCTTGGGTTAAATCATAATCGGCTTCATGCAATTGGCAAAAGACCAAGCTATAATGACAGGTATTCACGATGCTATAAAGCGAACATCCAATTTATTGACGGGCAAGCGTTAGACCAATACTTCTTTGGCGAATTTAAAGACAATATTTGGGTTCCTTATAACGCATTCAGCACTGCTGGATCTGGTACAGCAACAGCATCTGATGGGGATACAGCAACAGATAGTTACGGCACAAATGGATTCCATCTTGACTTCAGTCCTGCAAGCATAGTATACAACGGAACAACAATCACACAAATCAATGATGTCTCTGGTAGAGGCAATCACTGGACTGCAAGCTAAAAAGAACAAAACTAGGAGAAAATAAAAATGGCATTTAGTAATCACGATATTGTATCTGACAGTCCAACGAATAATTTTGCTACGTTGAATCCTTTAGGATGGAAAGATTTAGGCGGAGCTAATTCCGCTCAAATATTGTCGGAAGGTAATCTTAAAACTGTTGCATCTGGAACTGCGGGTTCGGGGGAACTTCCCTCAATAATTCCATCAAAAACAGGCATCAATAAAGTTTATTTTGAAGCAAGAGGTGTAGGATCTACTTCTGCTACAAATGGATATATAGCGATATTTGAGGAAAACGGTGCAAATTTAAATCCAACTAATGTTCATCGTCAGGTTGGACAAAATGAAATAGTTAGTTGGGTAATAGATGTTAGTGAAGGCAAATTATGGAGACAGTCAAATGGAAACTGGAGTGCTGCACGAAAGATTGAAATAGAGAATGGTCAGAATCCTGATTTAACCTTCAATTGCAGTACAAATATTCTAGAAATTTGGTTTGCTACATATACTACAGACAGAGGAATTGTTTTGAATTTTGGTCAAGATCAAAGTTTTGCTGGCACTGCTTCTGGGGGTGCTGGAGCAACTGATTCTGAAGGATACGGTCAATTCTATTACGAACCACCAACTGGCGCACTAGCACTTTGTACTGCCAACCTGCCAGAAATGACACCAGATGTTACTGGTGATACTCCGCAGGATTACTTTAAGACTGTGTTGTATACAGGTAATGGCTCTACGCAATCCATTACTGGTGTCGGGTTTGCTGCAGACATGGTGTGGGCAAAAGCAAGAAGTGCTGCATATAATCATTGGATTTATGATGTTATTCGTGGTGGTAATAAAGGCGTACTTCCTAACTTAACAAATTCTGAAAACACAAATACGGCTGTATTAACGTCACTAGATGCTGATGGGTTCACACTTGGAAATAATCCTGAGCTAAACGACTCAGGCGTAACCTACGTTGCTTGGTGCTGGAAAGCAGGAGGTGCAGCCGTAACCAACAATGACGGCTCAATCACTTCTACTGTGTCTGCTAATACAGATGCAGGGTTTAGTATTGTGAGTTGGACTGGTACAGGTTCAGTGGCTACTGTTGGTCATGGTCTATCTAGTGCGCCTGATATGGTTATTATTAAAGGTAGAAGCTATGCTCAAAACTGGTTGGTATACCACTCTGGACTAGGCGCAACAAAATGGCTTCAACTTAACAGCTCAGTAGCGGCAATTACTGAAACAGCAATTTGGAATAACACAGCACCAACATCATCAACATTTACTGTCGGAACATCTGCCGCTTTAAATCCAAGTGGCGGTACTAACATATCCTACTGCTGGCATTCGGTTGAAGGCTACAGTAAGTTCGGTTCCTACACAGGCAATGGGTCAACCGATGGTCCGTTTGTGTACTGTGGTTTCCGTCCTGCGTTTGTGATGATAAAATCTGCAACACAGGGATTATCCTACCACAATTGGTATGTCCATGACAGTACAAGGGGTCCGTATAACGGAAACCTTCCAGGTCTTTCTGCTAATTTGCCTAATCAAGAATTTTCTTTTTCAGGTGCAGACTTTTTATCTAATGGATTCAAAATTAGAGCGAATGGTGGGGAATACAATCAAAGCGGTGAAACCTACATCTTTATGTCCTTCGCAGAACAACCATTCATTTACAGCAATGCTCGCTAAATAAATAATTGCCTCTTTCTAAAAGAGGCAATTTACAGAAATCACTATGAAACTTGATGATAATTCGGCATACTTAGGAAATCCTCTTCTCAAACGTGCCAACGTTGCAGTAGAATGGACAGAAGAAACAATCTCTGAATACCAGAGATGCATGGAAGATCCACTGTATTTTGTGGAAAACTATATCAAGATTGTTTCACTAGATGAAGGTGTTGTGCCGTTCAAACTTTTTCCTTTTCAGAAGGATATTGTCGGCACAATTCACAACAATAGATTTACCATATGCAAATTACCTCGGCAGAGCGGAAAAACAACCACACTGGTTGCCTACATTCTACATTATGTTCTTTTCAATAACAATATCAATGTTGCCATTCTTGCAAACAAAGCAGCTACTGCAAGAGATATTTTATCAAGACTTCAACTTGCTTATGAGAATCTTCCTAAATGGTTACAACAAGGTGTGCTTTCTTGGAACAAAGGTTCTCTTGAACTAGAAAACGGTTCAAGAATTGTTGCCTCTGCAACCTCTTCTTCGGCAGTTCGTGGCGGTTCTTATAACATGATTTTTTTGGATGAATTTGCCTTTGTTCCACAGAACATTGCTGAAGACTTTTTCTCTTCTGTTTATCCCACCATTTCTTCTGGTAAATCAACAAAGGTTGTAATCATTTCCACACCAAATGGTATGAATTTGTTTTATAAACTTTGGAGTGATGCAGAGAATCAAATCAATTCATATGTTCCAATAGAAGTTCATTGGAGCGAGATTCCTGGAAGAGATGAAAAATGGAAAACTGAAACAATTGCAAACACAAGTTCAGAACAATTCTCGAGAGAATTTGAATGCGTTTCTGGAGATACTAATATTGTTGTTATGCATAAACAAAGCAAAGAAATTAAAACTATTAAAATAGAAGAATTATTTTAAAAATGTTGAGTGTAAATTCTTTGGATTTATAAATAATATTATAAAATCTAAAGGAGAATTATGTATTCAATATATTGTTTAAAAGATTTAGATGAAAAAATTAAATATGTTGGACAAACAATAAATCCAATAGGAAGAAGAAGTTCTCATAAAAGAGAAAAACCACCTCATACTTTTCATGTGTTATATGAAAATTTAGAACGTGAACAAGCTAAAAATTTAGAAATTCATTTAATATCTAAATTTGAAACATATGGCAATGGATGGAATTTGTCTCCAGGTGGTGAAGGATTTGAAGATTATTCTAGAAAGGGTATAGGTGGCGTGCCAAAAGGAACAACTCCATGGAATAAAAATGTAAAAAATGCTTTTAGCAAAGAAACTAAAGAGAGATGGAGTAAAATAAGAAAAGGTAAATGTTGGAAACCAACAAAAATGACCAAAGAAGATGTTATTCAAGTAAGAAAAATTTTTGAAACTAAACCAGAAATTGAAGGAGTTGGTGTTATTCAAAAAAATGGAAGAGCCATGTCATATATTCAAGCATTTTCTTTAAAATATTCAAAAGATTATCAAGTGACACCTCAAAATATTAAAAACATAGTATTAAGAAAAACATGGAAAGATGTTTAAAGAGAATAATAGTTATTGCGTTTTAACACCAACAGGTTGGTCTGATTTTAGAGGAATCAGACAAATTAAAAAGAATGTTTATAGGCACATTATTTTTGAGGATAAAACAGAAATAAAATGCTCATTGGATCATGCTTTTGGAGAGAGTAAAATACTTGCAAAAACATTATCTGTTGGTGAGTATTTAAATGGGAAACAAATTCTATATTCAGAAGATGTTGAAAATGAAATAGATTTATATGATTTGGTTGAAGTAGAAAAAGAAAATTTATACTATACTAATAATATTGTATCTCATAATTGCAATTTCTTAGGTTCAACAAATACACTAATACATCCGACTAAGATACGAACAATGGCATATCGAAATCCAATCAAATCAAATGCAGGATTGGATGTCTATGAAAATCCGATAGAAGGCAACACATATTTTCTGGTTGCTGATGTGGCAAGAGGACTAAGCAATGACTATTCAGCATTTATTGTTTTTGATGTAACAACTGTTCCTTACAAGATTTCTGCCAAATATCGAAACAATGAAATCAAACCAATGTTGTTTCCGAATATTATTAGTGAGATTGCAAGAGCATACAACACAGCTCATGTTCTTGTTGAAGTAAATGACATTGGTGAGCAGGTGGCGCATGCTCTTCAGTTCGATCTAGAGTACGGAAATTTGATCATGGCTGCTATGCGTGGGCGAGCAGGACAAATTCTTGGTGGAGGTTTCTCAGGTGGAAAGGCTCAACTGGGAGTCCGAACTTCAAAGGCAGTCAAATCAACAGGATGTTCTAATATAAAACAAATCATTGAGACTGACAAGTTAATCATACAAGATTACGACCTAATCACTGAATGGTCAACATTCATTCAGAGAGGACAGTCCTATGAAGCCGAGGAGGGACATACGGACGATTTAGCAATGTGCTGTGTGATTTTTGGTTGGGCTGTTCAACAACAGTATTTCAAAGAACTTACGAATGATGACATCCGATCCAGATTGTTTTTAGAACAACAAAGTCAGATTGAGCAAGACATGGCTCCATTTGGATTTATCGATGATGGTGTTACCGATTATCATAATGAAGAATCAGTTATTGATGAATATGGAACAAAATGGAGTTCTGTAGTTCGTTCATATGACACACCATGGTGAAAATTCATTTTTTATAAATAATTGTATTGAAAACTTAAACTATATGATTTTCAACATTTTTAGGAGAAATGAAAAATGGCATTTCAAGTAAGTCCAGGTGTTCTCGTAAAAGAGATAGACTTGACGAATGTCGTTCCTGCTTCTGCTACTTCCATTGGTGCAATAGTTGGTGCATTTGAAAAAGGCCCAATGAATGAAGTTATTCCAATTGGTTCAGAACGGGAATTGATTCAAGTATTTGGTAAACCAAATAATACAAACTTTGAAAATTGGTTTACAGCTGCAAACTTCTTGCAATATGGCAATGCTCTCAGAGTTGTCAGAATTGAAACAGGTGCAAGAAATGCAGTTTCAGGTGGCGGTGTAGAATTGTTGACAAACAATTCTAATTCAGATGGTTCTGATGCTCCAGATGGAGATGGTTCAACAACTGTATTTACAATGGCTCAATCAGTAAGTGATGCTGATTTGTTGTATGTAAGAGTAGATAATACTACAGCAGATGGGACAACATTTGTTACTACCACAGCATTTTCTGTAAGCGGATCATCAATCACTTTTGATTCTGCTCCAGCAGCTGGAACAGGAAATATTAGCGTAAAATTGGGAGCTAAAATTACCAATGATGATGACTATGATAACAACTATGCTGATGGACAAGGTTCTTTTGGTAACTGGGCATCTAAGTATCCAGGAGAATGGGGCAATTCATTAGGTGTTTCAATTTGCGCAAGTGCTGCAGCATATGAGACAGCTGATGTTGCAGAAACTACGGCTACTGAGCCTATTGGAGAAACTTCTATTGCAGTAGATGAAACTTCAGGATTTCAAGTTGGAGATGTTGTATTTTTCCAAGAAACTGCTTCTGGTCAACAATATGAAGTAACTGCTATTTCTGCTTCTTCTGGTGCAGGAAACTTGACCATTCGCAGATTTGATGATCCAAAAGGTGGCGGAGTAAAAACCGAAATTGCTTCTGGAACTAAGATTAGAAGAAGATGGAAATACTACGATCTATTTGATGCTGCTCCAGGAACTTCTGATTGGGCTACAGGAGTTGGACTTGGATCTTCAGTCGATGAGATGCATATTGTAGTATATGATACTCAAGGGAAAATTACTGGTTATGACAGCGATGTTGCTGGAAACAGAGGCAATGCTGTAATCGAAACATTCGAATTTGTTTCTAAACACCCAAAAGCAAGAACATCTCAAGGTGGAACAAATTACTATGTTGACATTATGAATAGAAATTCAGCATATGTTTGGTGGATGGATCATGATCAATCTGGAACTGATTGGGGAGAAGATAAAACTTCAGTAAGTACAGATACATCATTTGCTGCTCCAGCATTACCTATTGCTGATACATTGTCAACAGCTGCTGATGACTTTTCACCAACTGCTGGTGAAACATTGTTAGCATATGATTATTTTGCTGACCCAGATATTGTGGATATCAATTTAGTAATGGGTGGCAAAACTCCAGACAGTACATATGGTACTACTCATGTTGTTGGTATGATTGACTTGGTTGAAGGCAGAAAAGACTGTGTTGCTTTCGTTTCACCAAGAAGACAAGACGTTGTTGGTATTACTAGCGGTATTACTCAGACTACAAACGTCAAAGAATTCTTTGATGGAATCGCAAGTTCTTCATACGCAGTATTCGATTCCGGATACAAGTACATGTATGATCGATACAATGATGTATACCGATATGTTCCATTGAATGGTGACATTGCAGGTCTATGTGCTAATACTGACAATGTTGCTGATCCTTGGTTCTCTCCAGGAGGTTTAAACAGAGGTCAAATTAGAGGCGCAGTAAAGTTGGCATACAATCCAACCAAATCTCAAAGAGATATTCTTTATCCTGCCAGAGTCAACCCTGTTGTTACATTTCCAGGACAAGGAACACTACTCTTCGGTGACAAGACTGCTTTGGCCAAACCAAGTGCATTTGATAGAATCAACGTACGAAGATTGTTCTTGGTACTTGAAAAATCTATTGCAAGAGCAGCTAAATTCCAATTGTTTGAGTTCAACGATGCGTTTACTCAAGCGCAGTTTAAAGCACTCGTTGAGCCTTTCTTGAGACAAGTTCAAGGAAGAAGAGGTATTACTGACTTTAGTGTTGTTTGCGATAGCTCAAACAATACAGGCGAGGTAATTGACCGAAATGAATTTGTTGCAGACATTTATATCAAACCTGCTCGTTCAATTAACTTTATCACACTTAACTTCATTGCGGTGAGGACAGGTGTGTCATTTAGCGAGATAGGAGGTTAATCATGACAACTTTAGCATTAAACGGATTTACCAGCGCATTTCAAAAAGGTGGTGCAAGAGCTAATCAATTTGAAGTATTTCTTGCAACTCCAGGAGGAACCGCTCCAGGAGATACTTCGGATAGCTTCTTTATTAAAGCAGCATCTCTTCCAGGTCATACCATCGAAGAAGTTGCTATTAACTATCGTGGTCGTATCTTGTATTTGGATGGTGATAGAACATTCGATACATGGACAACTACTATCATTAATGATACTGATTTTGCTGTAAGAAAAAAACTTGAGGATTGGATGAATACCATCAATAATTTGAATACTAACGTATCAGTTGGTGGTTCTGCTGCAGGTAATATTACTTCTTACATGGGGCAAATGACTGTTAGACAACTGGGAAGAGGCGCAGAGGATGAAGTATTGAAATCTTATACTCTTTTAAATTGCTGGCCAACAGTAATTGCACCTATCGAGTTGAACTGGGATACTCGAAATGAAGTTGAAACATTTGATGTGACTTGGAGATACACTGAGTTCCAAATCAATTAATATAAATAATTCTACAACATTAGTAGGATAAAAATAAATTATGGCACAAATATTTGGTTTCAAAATCACAAGAGCTAATGATGAAGTAAAGAAGGGTCAGCCGACTCTTCCTACTTCAGATGATGGTTCTTATGATATTGCAGGAGGTGGGTTCTTCTCAGAATATCTTGACATGGAAGGTCGAGATAGAGGAGAACTTGATCTTCTGAGAAGATATCGGGATATTGCAATGCATCCTGAATGCGATTCTGCAATTGAAGATATTGTGAATGAAGCAATCGTATCCAATGAGAGAGATCAATCAGTATCTGTCTCATTGGATAGATTAGAATATTCCGAAAAGATAAAAAAGAAAATTCGAGAAGAATTTGACACCATTTTAAGTCTTTTGGATTTCAATGCCAAAGGGCATGACATTTTTAGAAGATGGTATGTTGATGGAAGAATATACTATCATAAAATTATTGATTCAAATAATCCCAAAAATGGTCTTGTTGAATTAAGATATATTGATCCTCGTAAGATCAAAAAAATGAGGGAGATACAAAAAGGAAAGAACAAAGACGGAGCCGATGTAGTTGTAGGAGTCGATGAGTTTTACGTCTACAACGAAAAAGGTATAGAATATGCAACAGGGTCAGCATCCGGACTAAGGTTGACCAAAGATTCAATAGCATATTGCCCATCTGGTCTAATTGATGCCCAGAAAGGTCTTGTTCTTTCCCATCTCCACAAAGCAATTAAACCAGTCAATCAACTGAGAATGATTGAAGATGCGCTGGTTATATATCGTATTTCAAGAGCACCAGAAAGAAGAATCTTTTACATCGATGTAGGTAATCTACCAAAAGCAAAAGCTGAGCAGTATCTCAAAGATGTAATGAATCGTTATAGAAACAAATTAGTTTATGATGCTAAAACAGGTGAGATTCGAGATGACAGAAATCACATGTCAATGTTGGAGGATTTCTGGCTTCCAAGAAGAGAAGGTGGAAGAGGAACAGAAATTTCCACACTTCCTGGAGGATCTAATCTTGGCGAAATTGATGACATAGAATATTTCAAAAAGAAACTTTATCGCTCATTAAATGTTCCAATTTCCAGATTAGAATCGGAAGCAACATTCTCAATTGGACGTTCTGATAACATTACAAGAGATGAGCTAAAGTTTACAAAATTTGTTCAAAGAATAAGAAAAAAGTTTGTCGTTCTTTTTCATGATCTTCTTCAAACACAGCTTATTCTCAAAGGTGTAATTGCTGCAGATGAATGGGTCGATCTTAAAGAACATATTCAGTTTGACTTTTTGCAAGATGGACATTTTACAGAATTAAAGAATGCAGAAGTTATGAGAGAACGACTTGACATGCTTGCTCAAGTCGAAACATATGTTGGTCAGTTCTTCTCTAAAGAATGGGTAAAGAAAAATATTCTTAAAATGTCTGATGAAGAAATAGAAGAAATAGAAGATCAGATTGAAGATGAAAAAGAAGATGGTGAGTATGATGAATTTGGTGTTGATAGTAATGATTCATCACCATCTCCAGAACCTGATGAAGAACCAAAAGATAATGAACCTGAAAAGGATGAACAAGAAGAAGTTAAAGCACAATATTTAAAGGAAAAATAACATGAGCGATAATAATTTTTTGAGAGATTTTATTGATGCGATTGATGCTGGAGATAATATCAACGCTCAAAGTAACTTTGATTCTGAGATGTCAATAAAAATTAGTGATGCTTTACAAACAAAAAGAATAGAAGTTGCAAAATCATTTATTAATTCTTCTGATATACAAGAAGCTAAAGACGATTTAGGTTTTAAAATCACAAAGGCTTTTACTGATAAAGATCATCAAAAAGCAGATGATTGGGCTGAAAAGATAGAAGATGATACAGCAAATATTTCTAAAACTCCTACACAATTTTTATTGTATTTGTATTTTCATAATATGGGGTATGGAGGATCAGGTAGCGGTAAATTACACCCATTGACTGTTCTTATAGGAAAAGAATTGAAAAAAAGAAAAGTCAATCCAGTTTCTGATGATGACGGCATGAAATACTTTGAATCTTTTGAACCTAAAAGTTAATTATGCATAAACCGTTTGAAACATTTTTTTCACAGTTACAAGAAAAGAATGAATACAAACTTTCTGATAGATATAAAACATTATCACCTAGAATGAAGAAAGCTGTTGATGATGTTTTTAAGTTTTTAGAAAGTAATCCATCTGACTTTCTGGCAACATTTGATAAGTTTATTGAAAAGACTGCCAAAAAACATAAAGTTGAAGCAAAAGCATTGGTTCAATATTTTGAAAAAGAAACATTAGAAGTATAGGAACAAACATGAAACTTATTGCGGAACACATTCAAGATGTAGAATATATCATTGAGGATAAATCTGGTTCTAAGAGTATGAAGATTCGTGGTATATTCATGCAATCTGAACAAAAGAATCGCAATGGACGTGTTTATCCTTTTAATGTATTAGAAAAAGAAGTCAAAAGATATAACGAAGAATTCATAAAGCAAGGGCGAGCATTTGGTGAACTTGGACATCCAGATGGCCCTACTGTTAATCTTGATCGTGTTTCACACATGATTACAAGATTAGAACCGGATGGAAAGAACTTCATTGGTGAAGCAAAATTACTTTCTACACCTATGGGGGAAATTGCGAAGGCACTTATTAGTGATGGTGGTAAATTGGGAGTTTCTTCTAGAGGAATGGGTTCTCTAGAGTCAAGAAATGGTGTCAATTATGTAAAGGATGATTTTTATCTTGCAACTGCTGCAGATATTGTTGCGGATCCTTCTGCTCCTCAAGCATTTGTTGAGGGTATTATGGAAGGCAAAGAATGGATCTGGGACAATGGATTGTTGAAAGAAGTTGCAGTGAATGAGATTAAAGAGGATATTGAAAAAGGTGCAAGAGCAAAACAGACAAAGTATCAAGCACTTGCATTCGCAAAATTCTTCAAATCAATAATGTGATAAATAAATATAATATTCGAACTTTTCAAGGAGTATACCAAATGTCAGAACTAGACAAGACAATTGAACAACTTGAAGCAGAAATTTTGGAAGAAATGAACGATGCAAATGCTCCCAAGAAATCTGCTAAGAGTCCAGATAAAATGCAATCCGTTTCTGGAGAAACTGAAGATTTAGGTGAAAAGCCTGAAGCTGCAGCCAGTAAAATGAAAAAAGCTGCTCAACCAAAAACAATTTCTGCTTCAACAGAATTTGATATGGAAGACGCAGAAGAGTTGGAAGAGAAAAAGAAAATGTCCATGAAAGAGATGGAAGACGAAGACGAAGAAGATGATGAAGAAGAGGACATGGACGAAGCCATGGACATGGAAGATGATGAAGAAGAGGATGAAGAAGAAGAGATGGAAGAGAAGAAAAAGATGAAAAAAGAATCTTTTGAAGATCGTCTTGCTTCTATTGATGTTTCAGAAGATGTTAATGCATTGACTGAAGGTCATGATCTTTCTGAAGAATTTAAAGAAAAGGCTTCTGTAATCTTTGAAGCAGCAGTTAAATCAAAATTGCGTGAAGAGATTCAAAGATTGGAAGAAGAAAAAGAAGAAGAAATTAACGAATTTGTTGATGTTTATAAAGATGAGCTAACTGAGAAAGTTGACAAATACTTGAATTATGTTGTAGAACAATGGATGACCGAAAATCAACTAGCAGTTGAACGGGGATTGAAGGGTGAAATTGCCGAAGACTTTATTGCTGGATTGAAAGGATTGTTTGAAGAGCATTATATTGATGTACCAAATGAGAAATATGACATCCTTGAGTCACAAGCTCAGCAAATTGAATATTTGGAAAATAAACTCAACGAGCAGATTCAAAACAGTGTTGAATTGAAGAACGAAGTTTCAAAATACATTAGAGAATCTATTTTTGTTGAAGTTTCTGGAGATTTGAGTGATACAGAAAAAGAAAAGTTTGAGTCATTGGTAACTGAAACAGAGTATATTGATGAAGAGTCTTTTAGATTCAAATTGAATGCTTTGAAAGAAAGTTACTTCCCAAAGACAAAAACTATTTCTGAATCTGTTGACGCACAAGACACTTCAGTTGAGGATGTAGAAGTAAGTGGTTCTATGGCAAAATATTTGCAAGCAATTAGTATCACAAAAAACAAGTTTTAATAAATAATTTAAATAATTTTTAGGAGTTTAAATACAATGTTCAAATCAGAACACCTTCAAGAAAAATGGGCTCCCGTCTTGAATCATCAAGAGTTGTCACCCATTAATGATAAACACCGAAGAGCAGTTACTTCGGTAATTTTGGAAAACCAAGAGCGTGCATTGCAAGAAGATGCAAGATTCTTGTCAGAAGCTGCACCAACCAACTCTACAGGCGCTGGCATTTCTAACTGGGATCCAATTTTGATTTCTTTGGTAAGACGTGCAATGCCTAACTTGATTGCATATGATGTTGCTGGCGTTCAGCCAATGACTGGACCAACTGGATTGGTATTTGCAATGAGAAGCAGATATGATTCTCAAGCAGGAACAGAAGCATTCTATGATGAAGCAAATACAGCATGGTCAGGAACAGGAACTCAAACAGGAACAAATCCTGGAGTATTGAATGACAGTAATGCTGGATCTAACTACACCACAGGTACTGCATTTTCAACTACTACTGCAGAAGCATTGGGAGACTCTGCTGGTAATCCTTTTGCTGAAATGGCATTCTCAATTGAGAAGTTCAGTGTAGAAGCAAAATCAAGAGCATTGAAAGCAGAATATTCAATGGAATTGGCACAAGACTTGAAAGCAATTCATGGACTTGATGCTGAAACCGAATTGGCCAACATTCTTTCTTCCGAAATCTTGACAGAAATCAACCGAGAAGTAATCAGAACCATTTATCGTGTTGCGGTAAAAGGTGCTGCTGTTGATACAGCAAATCCTGGAGAATTTGATTTGGATGTTGATTCAAATGGACGATGGAGTGTAGAAAAGTTCAAAGGATTGATGTACCAAATTGAGCGTGATGCAAACGTAATTGCTCAACAAACAAGACGTGGACGTGGTAACGTAATTATCTGTTCATCTGATGTTGCAAGTGCATTGAATCAAGCAGGTAAATTGGATTACACACCTGCATTGAGCAACAACTTGGGCGACGATGACACAGGAAATACTTTTGCTGGTGTATTGAATGGTCGATATCGAGTATACATCGATCCATATGCAGCAAATGCTTCTGCCACTCAATACTATGTAATTGGATACAAAGGTTCATCTTTTGCTGATGCTGGCGTATTCTATTGCCCATACGTTCCATTGCAAATGGTTCGTGCGGTTGACAGCAATTCCTTCCAACCAAAAATCGGATTCAAGACACGCTACGGCATGACTTCTAATCCATTTGCTGGTGGATCCGCTGTTCTTGGTGGAGCACTAACTCCTCGAACAAACCAATATTACAGAAATGTTAAAGTTCTTAACTTGATGTAATTCTCTTATAAATAGAGAAGTAGAGCAATTCTACTTCTCTATTTTATAGGAAAAATTATGGTTGATTTAGTTGCCGCAAATCGAATCCCTACCAATATAGACTACGCTGCTCCTTCTCAGTTTCGTTTTCAAATAGCAAGACTTCCTAATGTAGAATATTTTATTGTTGCAGCAAATGTTCCTCAAGTTTCACACACAGGTGATGCTGAAATAAATACTCCATTTAAAGCATTTTACAATGGTGCTGATATTTTAGAATATGAAGATTTATCTGTAAAATTTATGGTAAATGAATCCCTTGAAAATTGGGAAGAAATTTACAATTGGGTTCGAGGAATTGCTTTCCCTGCAACCAGAGGTGAATTTGCTGCTATGATAACAGAAAGTGAGCAAGAACCTCAAAACATGTTTTCTGAAGCCACATTGACAATCCTGTCAAACAAAAATAATCCATTACTTCAAATTGTTTATAAAGACGTTTATCCTATCACATTGACTGGATTAGAATATGATACGCAACAAACTGATGTTGTATCTCTTTCTGCAACCGCAACATTTAAATTTTCTGATATTGAATTAAGAAGACTATAAATAATTTTAAATTATGTAGGAGTGGAAATTATGACTTTTGATGAACTGCGAGATATTGCAGAAAAAGATATGAAACTTGAGAAAGATAATCTTGATATTGAATCCCTCAGAATACCAGAACTCCAGCACAAATACCTTAATTATTTTGCAAATTATAATGTTCTTGCCAAACAAGCTGAATCTGATTACAAGATTCTGTATAGAAACAAATGGGAATTTTACACTGGAAAGAGCGAAATTCCTTTTCCTTTAACAATTTTAAAACAAGATATACCAATATATCTTGATTCAGACGAAGAATTATTAAAATTAAAAAATAAATGGGAATTTTATAAAACCATTTTGGCATATCTGGAAGGTATTTTAAAGTCTCTAAATAATAGAGGATTCCAAATTAAAAACGCAATTGATTGGAAAAAATTTAGTGAAGGATTAAATTAACATGTCAATATTTTTAAAATGGTGGTTATTATTTGTTCTAATAATCATAGCATCTTCAATAAGCTGGTATTTTTCATTTGTAGAATTTTTATACTATAATGATTTCACAAGACTAAGTTTTGTAATACTTGCTATTTTTGCTTTTACAACACTAAACATTGGGTACAAGTATTACAAAGAAAATTATGATTTTGAAATGGAATGGTTTACATCTGAGACAGTCATTAGTCTTGGAATGATCGGAACAGTTGTAGGATTTATCTTTATGCTTTATTCTGCATTTGCAGAATTAAATATAGCAGATACAATAAAACTTCAGCAGAGTATGATGATGATGGCACAAGGAATGGGAACAGCACTTTTAACTACATTAGTAGGTCTAGTGTCTAGTGTTCTCATAAAGTGGCAACTAATCATAGCAAAAGATGAAATCTTATAATAGTAATCTTGCATTTATTGATTTACTTTTTAATCTGATTCTTGGATTTGTTTTTCTTTTCATTGTTAGTTTTATTCTAATCAATGAACCCACAAAAAAAGAAGGAATAGAAACAAAAGCAGAATTTATGGTTATTATGAATTGGGATGCGGATCATAATAAAGACATAGATTTATGGATGGAAGGTCCAACTGGTAAAGTTGGATTTACTTCTCTTGAACAAGGAAATATGTTTCTAGATCGTGATGATCTTGGACATAGAAATGATTCTTATTTTGAGAATAATGTAAGAAAAGTTGTCCACATAAATCGTGAAGTTGTAAATATTCGAGGTATTGTTCCTGGAGAATATATTGTAAATGCTTTTTATTATCAGAATTCAGATGACGATTTGACAACACATGTAAGTGTTGAGGTTGTCAAACTTAATCCATATAAGCAAATATATCAAGGAACAAAAAGGTTTGAGCGGAGAGGACAAGAAGAAACATTTGTCAGATTTACAATGAAATCAGATGGAACTGTTGAAAATATAAATCAATTAAGGCGTGAAATAGTTAAAAGCCAAAGAATAATTTCAACAGAAAATCCTGAAATAATAAACAGAGGACCATGATATATATAATTTTAACAGGATTAGTTCTTCTCAGTATTTTTCTTTATTTATTGATAGAACTTAAAAAAAGCATACATTTAATCTATGTGATTCCTCTTTCTTTATTTTTTGTATCAGGATCATACTTTTATCTTGATAAATTGTTTGGCTATCCTGTTCCGAAAACTGATGAAACTAAATTTAGATTAATTGCATTTGATGTTAATGAGGAACAAAAAAAGATATATTTCTGGATTCTTTTAGAAAACGAAGAACAACCAAAAGCAATCTTTTTGCCTTACAGCCCTGACATGCATAAAAAGTTACAGAACATGTCTCAGCAGATGAATGAAGGTGCAGAATTCGAAGGTGAGTTTAAAGATGGTGAAGACCAAAGCGAAGAAAAGAAAAAAGAAAGAAATAACAATGATGGGTCTGATTTAATATTTCATGAATTAGATGTGCCACACTATCTGCCAGACAAAGATGGAAATTAAAAAGAAAAATGAAGTTTATCTTAAAATAGATTGCGAACCATCCGAAGCACGACAAATTTCATCATATTTTACATTTGAAGTTCCAGGGGCAAAATTTATGCCTGCTGTAAGGAACAGAATTTGGGATGGAAAAATTCGACTGTTTAATGTAATGACAGGAGAATTATATATTGGTCTACTTTCTTACCTTGCTGAGTATCTGCAACAACAAGAAATAAATTATACACTTTCTGAGGAGTTGTTAAATGATGCTGTTTCTATTTCAACAAAAGATGTTGAATCATTCACAAAATATCTCAAGCTAAAATCAGCTGGAAAAAATGTCAAACCACGTGACTATCAAATTGATGCCTTGGCACACGCAATTCGAAACAATCGGACATTACTTATCAGTCCTACTGCTTCAGGCAAATCTCTTATTATCTACTGTTTGGTTCGATTCTATCTAAACATTTTAGAAGAAACAGATCAACAGAATATTTTGATTCTTGTTCCAACCACATCTCTTGTTGAACAACTTGCTTCTGATTTTGTTGATTATGGTTGGCAGGAATCAAACATTCAAAAAATATATTCTGGACATGATAGAAATGTAACACATCCTGTTGTTATTTCTACATGGCAATCTATTTATAAATTTCCAACAAAATATTTTGAAACATTTGGTGCAGTGATTGGTGATGAATGCCATTTATTTAAAGCAAAATCACTTTCAAATATCATGCATAAGCTGCATATGACTAAATATAGATTTGGTTTGACTGGTACGCTTGATGGAACGCAAACACATCGACTTGTTTTAGAAGGATTGTTTGGTCCAGTAAAAAAAGTAGTCTCGACCAAAGAACTAATGGAAAAGAAGACACTTGCAACGCTAAACATCCAAGCATTAGTTCTTACCTATAGTGATGAAGAATGTAAACTCGTCAAGAAAATGTCATATCCTCAAGAAATGGATTTTATCACTTCTCATTCAAAAAGAAATCAGTTCATCTGCGATCTTGCACTTAGATTAAAAAACAACACATTACTTTTATTTCAATATGTAGAAAAACATGGAGCTATTCTGTATGATCAAATAAAATCATCAACAGAAAGACCAGTTTATTATGTTTATGGAGCTACAGATACTGAAGTCAGAGAAGATATAAGAAAACTATCTGAAGAAAAAAATGATTGTATTATTGTTGCTTCTTATGGAACCTTCTCAACAGGAATCAACATTAAAAATCTACATAACATTATATTTGCGAGCCCAAGTAAGTCAAGAATTCGAACATTACAATCAATAGGAAGAGGATTAAGAACGAACGAACAAAAAACATATGCTACACTATTTGATATTGCGGATGATCTTTCATCTGGAAAGAAGAGTAATTACACTTTAAATCATTTTCAAGAGAGAATCAATATTTATAACAGCGAACAGTTTAATTATGAGATTCATAGGATTCGAATCTCCTGATCACCAGCCAACACATCTACTCTACATTTTCTGAGAGCAAATGTCAAGTTATTTTTTTTGCTTGACAATTATTTTTTTCTGAGGTATAATGGTTTTTATTTTTCATGGAGTATTATGAAGAAAAAACATTACATCAATAATGATGAATTTTATGAAGCTATTAAAAAGTGGAGGGAAAGTTATATTGAAGCTGAGGATTTAGGAGAAGAAACACCACCAATTCCAGAATATCTTGGAGAGTGTTTTTTAAAGATTGCAACTCACCTTTCTTATCGCCCAAACTTCATCAACTATACTTACAAAGATGAAATGATTCTTGATGGAATCGAGAATTGTATACAATATGCCCACAATTTTGATCACGAAAAATACAACAATCCATTCGGTTATTTCACACAAATAGTATTCTATGCTTTTGTGCGAAGAATTCAAAAGGAAAAGAAACAACAACATATCAAACACAAAATAATTGAAAACATTAATTTTGATCCATCCATTATTGGAATAGAAGACAATGAAGATCTAACCAATTATTATACTGATTATCTTCAAAAGAATTACCTGCCAGATGAAGAAGTTTATAAAACTAAAAAGAAAAAAGTTGACAAACCAAAAGGACTTGAGAAATTTTGTAAAGCATGAAAGTAGCATTAATTACCGACAGTCACTTCGGAGCTAGGTCGGACAGTATCATTTTTAATGATTTCTTTTACAAATTTTGGGAAGAAACATTTTTTCCATATTTGAAAGAGAACAATATAAAGCATGTTCTTCATCTTGGTGATGTTATGGATCGAAGAAAATTTGTTTCATATAGAATTGCCAAAGATTTTCGTGAAAGATTTTTACAACCTTTCTTTGATATGAAGATAGAGCTTCATATGTTGGTGGGTAATCATGATATATTTTATCGAAACACCAATGAAGTAAATTCATTGACAGAATTGATTACAGGCAAATTTCCAAATGTTCACATTTATCAAGAATGCTCTGAGATTAAATTTAATCATACTCCTATTTTAATGATTCCATGGATCAATAGTGAAAACTATGCTGACACCATGGAAAAGATTAAAGCAACAAAAGCTCAGATTGCCATGGGGCATTTGGAAATCAATGGATTTGAAATGCATTCAGGTAATTATGCTCAAGGAGGTTATGATAAAGATTTGTTTAATAAATTTGATTTAGTATTTTCTGGTCATTTTCATAAGAAGTCAGATGATGGACAAATATATTATCTTGGAAATACATATGAAATAACATGGGCTGATTATAAATGCCCAAGAGGATTTCATGTGTTTGATGTCAAGACTCGTGAATTAGAAAGAATCGTTAATCCTCACACCATCTTCTACAAGTTATATTATGACGATAGAAATTATGATTATTCTAATTTTGATTTTAATACTGTACATGAGAAATACACCAAGGTTGTAGTTGTAAACAAAACAGATCTTTATGGATTTGATTTGTTCATTGATAAACTTCTAAAAAGCACAGCACATGAAGTAAAGATTATTGAGGATTTTTCAGATTTAGATGCTGATAATGTTTCAGATGATATTGTTGAGAAATCTGAAGATACTGTTTCGTTATTAGAAAATTATATTGATGAACTTGAAATATCTCTTGACAAGCAAAGATTGTCTGGAATGATGAAGTCATTATATTTAGAAGCAAGTGAATTGGAAATTTAATAATTTATAAAGGAATATATGTTTAGATTTTTTACTGATAAAAGATGGAGACTATGGAGTAGACTTGGAACATTAACCATTATTGCAGCAATTTGGTATAGTGTTCAATTAGATGTTCAAATTAATGAATGGTTTGGAAGATTTTACGATGCACTTCAGAAGGCATTGTCTGAACCTGGATCTGTAAGTTATGATGAATATTATGGATACATGTTTGATTTTTTCAGCATTGCAGGTATTTACATTATAGTGAATGTGATCTTCAATGGATTCTTAGTTAATCATTGGACATTTCGATGGCGACAAAGTATGGCAGATTATTATCATGAGAACTGGCAAAAGGTTAGACACATTGAAGGTGCAAGTCAACGTGTTCAAGAAGACACATTAAAATTTGCTAGATTAACTGAGAATCTTGGTGTTGGATTACTTGAATCAGTTTTGATGTTGATTGCATTTGTTCCTATTCTATATGGACTGAGTAAAGCAGTTACAGAATTTCCTATTTTTGGGCAAGTAGATCATGGACTTGTTTGGGCTGTGATTGTTACAGCATTGGGTGGAACAGCTGTTTTAAGCGCAATTGGTTCTAAACTTCCAGGAATTGAATACGATATTCAAAAAGAAGAAGCTGCTTACAGAAAAGAATTGGTTCATGGCGAAGATAAAAAAACAAGAGCAAAGTTGTCAACTGTAGAAGAATTATTCGATAATGTAAAAGCAATTCATTTTCATTCTTATTTGCATTACTTTTATTTCAATATTGCAAAATGGAGTTATTTGCAAGGTATGGTGATTGTTCCTTATGTTGCGCTTGGACCAAGCATCATTGCTGGTGGAATCACATTAGGAATCGTGAGTCAAACAACAAGAGCATTCGGTAAAGTTGCAGAAAGTTTGCAATTTATTATTCGTAGTTGGTTGCAAATTGTAGAACTTATGAGTGTATACAAAAGACTTCGTGAATTTGAAAAACAATTCAAGGCATAATGAATTTTATAAAACAAGCTGCAACTTTCTTTCAATGTTTGAATAAAAAAGATTCCACATGTGTTTTAGAATGCTTTAGTGACATATGTGTTTTTTATGATTGGAATAACATTATTACAACAAAACCTAAGATTTATGAGCATTACACAAATTATTTTTCGTCATCAGTTATGCTTGTGAACCATATTGATAATATGGCAACAAATGGAAATGTCGTGTTTGCTCAATTAACTGTAATGATGGATAATCAAAAAGGATATAATCAAGTTTATGTCATTAATTATGATGATAATGGAAAAATCACCAGATTAATGAGATATCGACAATAAAGAAATTAATGCGAATTCGCATTAATATGGTGCATGTACGCACCGATTTTGTTATGTTTTAAACTTAATCTCAAAGGAGAACAATGAAAAAATTCTTTAGTGTATTGATGATGATTACGTTTGTAGCATTTACAACCATTGTATTTGCTGCAGAGAAACCGACTGCAGGATTAGTTTTAGTTGGTCCGAAAAGTGATGGTGGTTGGAGTATGAGGCATTATCAAGGGATGAAAGAATCAGGATATGAATTTGATGTAGTTGAAGCAGTGGCAGAAACAGAATCAGAAAGAGTATTTCGAAATTTGGCAAGAAAGCATGATGTAGTTTTTGGCACATCATTTGGATATATGGAATCCATGCTTAATGTCGCCAAGAAATTTCCAGATGTCAAGTTCATGCATGCTACAGGATTCAAAACTGCAGAAAACATGAATAACTACAATTGTAGATTATTCCAAGCACGATACCTAGCTGGTGTTGCTGCAGGATTGCTTACAAAAACAAACAAGATTGGATTTGTTGGTTCACATCCAATTCCAGAAATTATTTCAAACATCAATGCAGCAACTCTTGGAGCAAAATCAGTAAATCCAGATGTTGAAGTTTCAATTGTTTGGATTAATTCATGGTTTGATCCAAGTAAAGATGCAGCTGCAGCAGATGCGCTTCATACAAGTGGAGTAGATGTTTTCTTCACAACTACTGATTCACCATCGGTTGTTATGCTAGCTCAGAAAAAGTCAACACCTGAAAATCCACTTTGGGGAATGGGTAATGATGCACCAATGAATTCATTTGGTCCTGATCGATACGCAACTGGTCCAATGTTCAACTGGGATGTCTATTACAAGCATGTGATGAAAACAGTTGAAGATGGAACATGGGAAGTAGACACACCATTCTGGGGTATGGAAAGGGGATGTGTTGATCTTAGCCCATGGGGTCCAAATGTTCCAGAAAGTGTCAAGTCTTTTGTAGAAGTTGAGAAAGCTAAATTTGTGTCAGGAGAATATGATGCTTCATTTCCTTTTTCAAGAGGATATATGAGACAGGATGGAAGAATTGTTCCTCCAGGATCAGGAAGATCAGAAATTGATTCAATGGATCATTATGTTGATGGTGTAACTACTCAGATGCAATAACATTTATTGGGGGAGTAAATCCCCCATATATTCTTATGAAAATACCAATTATAAATCATTTAGATGATGATGCTCATATTAAATTAGATGAAGCATTCAAGACCATCGGGTTTGCTTATTTTGAAACGCAAACAACATGGCCAAAAATATTGAATCATGCTAAGAAATTTTTTGCTTTACCAATTGATGAAAAAAACAAATACAAGTACACATCAACAGAATCAAACACTGGATATCAAGGGATGATAGAAAGTTTGACTCCAGGAACACCTCCTGATTTAAAAGAGGCATTCAATTGGTGTAAGTATGGTGATGACAATAAATGGCCAGATAGAGGATTTGAAGATATATGTCTAGAATGGAATCTTGTATTAGATCTTATTAGTAAACGTATTTTATGGTTGATTGAAAAAGCATTAGATTTGCCAGAATTATTTTTGATTGATAAACATAGAGAATCTTCATCTACTACAGCAAGAATGCTACATTATCCTGCTTGGAATGGTAGAATACAAGAAAATCAAATGCGTGGAGGAGAACATACGGATTATGGAACAATTACAATTTTATTCACGGATGAAAATCCTGGATTACAAATAAAGCCAAGAGGAACAGATGAATGGATTGATGCTCCTTACATTACAAATACTTGTATTGTAAATGTTGGAGATTTGCTTCAACGCTGGACTAATGATATTTATGTCTCAACTCCGCATCGTGTCGTAAATGAGCATCTGAATATCAGTCGTTTCAGTTTTCCATATTTTGTTCATCCAAGAGATGATGTTAAGGTTGATAGTCTGATAGGTGAACAAAAATATGATACCATTGGAGCAAAAGAATATCTCGTTTGGCGTTTAAATCAAAGTTATTAAAGGAAAATATGATTATACATATACCTATTTCAGATTTAGAATCGAACTTTAAAGATAATCCAACTTTAGTTGAGGGATTATACAATCTTGGATTAGATTATGCAACAAATTTGCTAGAAGGAGTTGTTGAAGATGAAATGCGTGTTGTTTTTGATTTTAAAAAATATGGTATGAAATTTGATAACAGAAAAAATGGTTATGAAATTTCAAAAGGCAGAGCAGGAATTACAATAGAAATAACCAAATGATTATATTCAAAACAGTAAAATGGAAGAATTTCCTTTCTACAGGAAATTCATTTACAGAAATTAAACTTGATAATGAATCTTCAACTCTAATTATTGGTGAGAATGGTTCTGGTAAATCAACAATTCTTGATGCACTTTGCTTTGGACTTTATGGCAAACCATTCAGAAGCATTAATAAACCACAACTGATTAATAGTGTGAATCAACGTGAATTAGAAGTTGAGGTTGAATTTGCTGTTTCTGGAAAACATGTCAAAGTCTGTAGAGGAATCAAGCCAAACAAATTTGAGATTTATGTTCAAAATAAATTAGTGACACAAGATGCTGCGCTGAAAGATTATCAACAATTCCTAGAACAACAGATTCTCAAATTAAACTATCGTTCGTTTACTCAGGTTGTAATTTTAGGATCATCTACTTTTGTTCCATTCATGCAGCTTTCTGCAAGAGATCGTAGAGAAGTTGTTGAGGATATTCTTGATATTCGGATATTCACGTTGATGAATGCTATTCTGAAAGGTAAAAACAAATCTCTTCTTGATAATATTCAAGAAAATGAATATCAGATACAGCTTGCTGAAGAGAAGATTCAAATGCAAAAGAAATATATCAAGTCAGTTCTCGAGAACAAAGAAAACATTATTGATGAACGTCAACAAAAGATACAAGACAATAAAGAGATAATACAAAACAAGGCAGAAAGTAAAAAGACCTTACTACGGAAGCTAGAAGAGCTCAGAGAAGCATTGGAAAGCAAAAAAGAAGCTACCAAGAAACTTACAAAACTCAGAAAGACTCATGCTGCTCTCGAGAACAAATGGAGAGAGGAAAATAAGATTCTTGCTTTCTTTGATGACAACAAAGTTTGTCCTACATGCACGCAGGATATTGATGAAGATATTCGAAAAACAAAAATAAAAGAAAAGCATGAAAAGGTTCATGAGATTGGTGATGCTCTAAATGAATTAAAAAGTTTAGAAAACATTGAAGAAGATAGATTGAAAGAGTTTGAAATACTAGAGGAGGAGATTTCGAATATTTCAATTAAAGTCGCAACAATTGATTCTTCAATCAAAATGCTTGAAGATATTATTAAAAAGAGCATAAAAGAAATTGAACAGATAACAAACAATGAGGTTAATGATCAAGACAAAGAAGAATTAATAAAATTAGAAACTCAATTAGAGATATACAATAATAACAAGTTAAGATTAAATGAAGAAAGAACATACCTTGATGTTGCAAAGAATCTTCTTCAAGATGCAGGTATCAAAACAAAGATTATTAAAAAGTATTTGCCGATTATGAATAAGCTGATCAATGCTTATTTGTCACAAATGGATTTTTATGTTTCTTTTAATCTAGATTCTTCATTTAATGAAACAATACTTTCCAGACACCGAGATGATTTCAAATATCCTTCTTTTTCAGAAGGTGAAAAAATGAGAATAGATCTGGCTCTTCTTTTTACATGGAGAGCAATTGCCAAAATAAAAAATTCTACAAATACAAATCTTTTGATTCTTGATGAAATATTTGATTCTTCATTAGATGGTGCAGGAACTGACGATTTCCTAAAAATTCTAAATACATTTACAAATCAAAATGTGTTTGTAATTAGCCACAAACAAGATATATTGTTTGACAAATTTAGATCAGTCATTCAATTTAAAAAAGAGAAAAACTTTAGCAGGATTGCCGCATGATATATGAATTAATTCACCCAGAAAGTCCAATTTTAAAAGTTCCATTGTCTGACATTTCTTTTGATAATTTTGAAGAAATGTTTCATCTAACTCCACAAGAATTATACGACAACTTATTAGAATCAATGCAAAAACATGGAGGTATTGGTTTATCTGCAAATCAATGCGGATTGATGATTCGTGCCTTTGTGATGTACACTGATTGGGATAAAAAGGAACATGAGATTTATTTTAATCCTAGAATTATTTGGGAGTCTGAAGAAACAGAATTTTATGATGAAGGATGTTTGACATATCCGTATTTGTTTTTAAGCATTAAACGTCCTGACATTGTTGAATTTACATATCAGAATGTAAAAGGTGAGGAAAAGACTGGAAAATTCAGAGGAATAACATCAAGAGTTTTTCAACATGAATATGATCATATGGAAGGAAAAAATTTCACACAGTTGGTTTCACCATTAAAACTTGACATAGCTAAAAGAAAAGCAGCAAAAATGATCAAGAAACAAAAATGGACAAAAAAGAATTAGAACAAGTTCGATACATGTGTGAAATGAATTTTAGACATTCTTTATATAAAGATGTAGCATTTAAATATATGCCAAGTATGGGAATAAAACATCTTTTTCAATCATATGCCAACGACAAAGTTTTTGTTGGAGTTATTCATTTAAATTATAGAAAGGGTGAGAGTGGAAAGATGTATTGGCATTCTTCATGGATTGATAAACCTGCTGATGCTATCTCCATGGCGATGGGCATTCAGAGCAAAAAGATATATAACGAGGAACTTCTGGTTGAGGCTGTCCATCGACATATTCGAGATCTTTATCACCCACCTGAAATTTTTTCATAATTTTTTAAAAAAAGTGCTTGACTTTTTCTAAAAGTTATTATAAAATAATATATAGTAATGATCGAATCTCTCGATCTGTTTTGATAACTTTTTTAGGAGAATAGCATGAGTCATGCAATAGAAGTGATCAATGGTGAAGCGCAGATGGCCTACGTTGGAGAAGTGCCATGGCATGGTCTTGGATTTCAGGTTCAGCCAGATTTATCACCACAAGAATTTATGGTGATGGCAGGATTGGACTGGAAAGTTCTTAAGTTGGATGGATTTGTAGAATTCAATGGAAGAAAAATCCCAACAGGCAAACAAGCATTGGTTCGGGATCTTGATGGGAAAGTTTTGACCAATATCGGTAAAGGCTGGAATCCAGTTCAAAACCATCAAGCATTTGAACTTTTTGATGAATATGTGAAGGCAGGTGATATGGAAATGCACACTGCTGGATCATTGCGTGGAGGAGAATTGGTTTGGGCTTTGGCTAAAACCAATGAGTCCTTCGAATTGTTCAGTGGTGATGTGACAGAAAATTATTTCTTATTCACTAATCCTCATCAGTATGGGCGAACAATTAATATTCGGATGACACCAATTCGTGTTGTTTGCCAAAATACCTTGACACTTTCTTTGAGCACTAATAGTGAACATATGGTCACATTGAATCATCGAAAGGAATGGGATCCAGATTCTGTCAAGGAGCAGTTAGGAATTGCAAGAATGAAAATGGATCAGTACAAGAGTATGGCAGAATTCCTTGGAAAGAAAAGATACACAAAGAAGGATTTGGTTGCATATATGAACAAAGTCTTCGGAAATGAATCTACTGAAAAGGAATACGAAGCTGAGCAGGCAAATTCAAGATTGTCAACAAAGGCACTTGAGCTTGTTCATACACAACCTGGAGCAGAGTATGCTGAAGGTTCATGGTGGCAAGCATTTAATGCTGTTACCTACATGTCTGACCATGTACAGGGCAGATCAGCTGATGGTCGGTTGGAATCTGCATGGTATGGGAAGAATCGTAAAGTCAAGTTGAATGCACTTGACATGGCACTAGAATATGCAGAAGCAGCATAATTTTTTCAAATTTTTGTTGACTTTTGTATAAATAGAATTGTTGAAGAGAATGCTTCGGGTTCTCTTCAACATTCTAATATTAACAAATAATCTTGCTTATTCAAGGAGATAGATATGACAAGCACAACCGCACTCTCTACATTTGATCCACATCAACTTCGAACATTCAGTGTCGGATTTGATAACATCTTTGATCACTTTTTTGATAATGTTTCAACAACTTCTAATTATCCACCATACAATATTCTCAAGCATGACGATGAGCACTTCACTATTGAGCTTGCAGTCGCAGGATTCAAAAAAGAAGACATCGAGGTGGAAACCAAAGAAAATAAGTTGACTATTCGATCAAATTATGCTAAAACTGTAGAGGAAGCTGAAAATGCTCCTGTGTATTATCACAGAGGCATTTCGAAGCGACAATTCAACAGAGTATTTACCTTGTCATCAGATGTATTCGTCAAGGATGCTACCATGGTAGATGGTCTATTGAAAATCGAGTTGGAAAGAATCATTCCGGATGAGAAACGTCCAAGAGTGATCAATATCAACTAATATAACATGACGGCACTCTTCGGAGTGCCACAGACTTTTAGGATGTACTTGTGAGTATTCAATACAAATATAATGAAGATAATCTTATTCTTGAGATTGTCGATTATATTAACAAGACCTACGCTCAGCATTATTCACAAAACAATTTTCAAGCAACAGAATTCATTATAGACTCTGGACATGGTGAAGGATTTTGTATTGGAAATATCTTGAAGTATGCGCAGAGATACGGTAAGAAAGATGGTTACAACCGAAAGGATCTACTGAAGGTTGTTCACTATGCCATAATGGCACTACATGTTCATGATTTAAACTATGGAGAAACTAATGAAACTGAGTAATGAAACTCGTGAAATTTTGAAGAACTTTTCAACAATCAATTCAAACTTGTTAATCAAACCAGGAAATAAAGTTGCGACAATGAGTGCAATGAAAAACATTGTAGCAATCGCAAATATTACAGAAGACTTTGAGCAGGAGTGTGCTATTTATGATTTGAACGAATTTCTTTCAACACTTTCTCTGTTCAAAACACCAATCTTGAATTTTGAAGAAAAATATATTCTTATTCAGGAAGAAGGAAGCAAAACTTCTAGTAAATATTTTTACACACCTACTGACATGGTGAAGGAACCAAAAACAGACATTCAAATGCCAGTTATTGATGTTCAATTTACATTGACTCAAGAAGAGTTTTCTCAAATTCAAAGATCAGCTGCAATTCTTGGAACACCAGATCTTGTTGTGAATTCATATGAATCAGGTGAAGTTCAAATGACTGTTACTGATCGAAAGAATGATACATCAAATACATTTTCACTTGTAGTTGGTGATTCTTCAACAACCAATCTTACATCATGTTTTAAGACTGAAAATCTAAAAGTTCTTCCTGGAGATTATGAGGTAGGAATTGCTAGTGTTGGTATTTCGCATTTTAAAAAGAAAGGGCAAGATCTAGAGTATTATGTTGCGCTTGAGTCTAATTGATAATATCCTTTTGGAGTTTTTGTTATGAAAAATTATTTGTGGGTAGAAAAATATCGCCCAGACTCTATTGAGAATTGTATTCTTCCAGTACAATTGAAGAATACATTTCAACAATTTGTAGATGATGAACATATTCCTAATCTTTTGCTTTCAGGCGGTCCAGGAGTAGGTAAAACTACTGTTGCAAAGGCTATGTTGCAACAAATTGATGCCACATACATGATGATCAATGGTTCTGAGGAATCAGGTATTGATGTTCTCAGAAACAAGATTAAAAACTTTGCATCTACTGTTTCATTTGATACAAACAGAAAGTTTGTAATTCTTGATGAGGCAGATTATCTAAATCCCCAATCAACTCAACCTGCTCTTCGTGGATTCATTGAGGAGTTTCATAAAAATTGCGGATTCATTTTAACTTGTAATTTTAAGAATCGCATCATTGAACCACTACATTCACGATGTTCTGTCGTTGAATTTAGAATACCAAATGAAGAGAAACCCAAACTTGCAGCACAATTCTTTAAACGTATCACTGAGATATTAGAAGAAGAAAATGTCAAGTTTAATCCAAAGGCTGTTGCAGGGATAATTGAGAAATTTTTTCCTGATTGGAGAAGGTGTTTAAATGAGTTACAAAGATATTCAGCATCAGGTGAAATCGATGCTGGTATTCTTGTAAATATTTCAGACGAGAACTTGAAAGAAATGACAAGTTTTCTTAAAGAAAAAGAATTTGGTAATTTGAGGAAATGGGTTGCAAATAATCTTGATAATGATCCTACTAGAATCTATCGTAAAATTTACGATACTCTATATGAACGATTGGAACCTGCTAGTGTTCCACAGTTGGTTTTAATTATTGCAGATTACCAATATAAGTCTGCATTTGTCAGTGACCAAGAGATCAATCTGTTAGCTTGTATGACAGAAATCATGTCAAATGTGAGGTTTAAATGAGTTATGAACTAAAGGAGTATTTGAATGCAATAAACTTCACAAAAGAAAACTTGATGGATTCTGATGATCCAATGTGGGAAAAGAAGTATCCAGCATATGTTGTCAATCATATCTTATCTTCATTTCAAGACACCATAATGTTTGCAAATGAGATGAATGTTCATCATCAAATTGATAATAAACTCAAATTTGACTTTTTTATAAATACAATTAGACCCAAGAAAAGATTTGCACCATGGTTGAAAGCAAATAAGATTAAGGATCTGGAGTATGTGAAAGAGTATTATGGTTATAGTAATGATAAAGCTAAAGCTGCTCTTGAACTACTATCTGATGAACAAATTACTACTATCAAAGATAGCTTGAACAAAGGTGGAAGAAAATGATTAATAACATGTTAGAAGTAACAATCAAAGAACCTGATGATTTTCTTAAGGTTCGTGAAACACTTTCTAGAATAGGTGTTGCATCTCGTAAAGAAAAGAAACTATTTCAATCCTGCCATATTCTTCACAAACAAGGCAAATATTATATTGTTCATTTCAAGGAATTATTTGCTCTTGATGGAAAAGAAACCAACATAAATGAAAATGATATTTCTCGAAGGAATACCATTGCTGGGCTTCTTCAGGACTGGGATCTTGTCACAGTTCATGGGGAGGCAGAGCCAAAGGCTCCTCTCTCACAAATCAAGATCATCGGATTCAAGGAGAAGGATGAATGGGTTCTTGAGACAAAATACAATATTGGAAAAAAGAGGCAGGAACAAATAGCTTGACATTTTTTATTCAATATGGTATACTGTTCTTTTATAATGCTAACAGGTGTTTGCTATGAATTTCTATACGCACGTGGCTCAGTGGGGAAACAATATTTTCCTGCGTGGTGTAAAGAATGGTGAAAGATTCAACAAGGCTATTCGATACAAGCCTACTCTCTATGTTCCTTCTCAGAAACCTTCCAAATTCAAAACTTTGGAAGGTTCCTCAGTCTCACCCATAAAATTCGAAACAATCAAAGAAGCCAAAGAATTTGTTTCTCATTATGAGAATCAACCTGAATTGGTTTATGGATTGAATCAATTTGTCTATACTTATATTGCGGACAATTATCAAGATATTCGATTCGATCGATCTTTGATGCAAGTCTATACGATTGACATCGAAGTTCAATGCGAAAATGGATTTCCCAATCAAGAAATTGCTGCTGAAGAACTTCTTTCAATCACTGTCAAAAGATATGGATTTGATGACATCATTGTTTGGGGTATTGGTGAATACAAAACAGATAATGAATTTGTTCAATACAATCAGTGCCAGAATGAAGTCGAACTTCTAAACAGATTCATTGACTGGTGGGAATCAATTCATCCAGATGCAATCACAGGCTGGAATACTGAATTCTTTGATATTCCTTACATCTGCAATCGAATCAAACGTATATTTGGTAATGATGCACTGAAAAGACTTTCTCCTTGGAAGATTGTCAATGAGAAAAAGATAAATGGTAAATTCGGAAAGACCAATACTGTTTATGAGATTCTAGGCATTTCTAATCTTGATTATCAACAATTGTATCAAAAGTTTACCTATACAAATCAGGAATCATATAAACTTGACCATATTGCATTTGTAGAACTAGGAGAAAGGAAAGATGAGAATCCTTATGAAACATTTAAGGAATGGTACACATCAGATTATCAAAGTTTCATTGATTACAATATTCAAGATGTTCTTCTGGTAGAACGTCTAGATGCTAAAATGAAGCTAATGGATTTGTTGATGACTATGGCATATGAAGCAAAAGTCAACTTCCAAGATGCATTTACTTCAGTAAAATATTGGGATGTGCTAATTTACAATCATCTGCGAACACAAAACATTGTGATTCCACAAAAGAGCTCATCCTCGAAGTCTGGACAATTCTCCGGAGCATATGTCAAGGATCCAGCAGTTGGACAACATAAATGGGTTCTTTCGTTTGACTTGAATTCATTGTATCCACACTTGATAATTCAATACAATATCTCTCCAGAAACTCTGGCTGATGATGGTGTAAACTTTGGTGATACTAAGATTGGTGAGTTTGTATCCAAGGAGTATGATACAGAATTCCTGAAGGAAAAGAATTTGACGATGACACCAAATGGAACCAAATTCAGAATTTCCAAACAAGGATTTCTTCCTGCCATGATGCAGCAGCTGTATGATGATCGAACAACATACAAGAAAAAGATGCTTCATGCGAAACAACAATATGAGAATACTAAGAATCCTCAATATCTGAATGATGTGTCACGTTATAATAACATTCAGATGGCAAGAAAGATCTCATTGAACTCAGCCTATGGTGCTATTGGTAATGAATGGTTCCGATACTTTGATCTTGCGATTGCTGAAGGTGTAACCACTGCTGGTCAGCTTTCGATTCGCTGGATTGAACGAAAGCTAAATGAATATCTCAACAATCTTCTTAAAACTAAAAATGAAGATTATGTGATTGCATCTGATACAGATTCAGTTTATATTTGTTTTGATAAACTTATTGACAAAGTATTCGGTGAAGATCTTTCTATTGAGAAAGTAGTTTCTTTTCTTGATACAGTTGCCAAAGAGAAGGTAGAACCATACATCGATGAATGCTATGAAGAACTCAAACAATACATGAATGCATTTTCTCAGAAGATGCAGATGAAACGAGAGGTGATTGCTGACAAAGGCATCTGGGTTGCAAAGAAAAGATATATTCTGAATGCGTGGGATATCGAAGGTGTCAGATATGCTGATCCTCAATTGAAAATTATGGGCATTGAGGCTGTCAAATCATCAACTCCATATCCTTGCAGAGAAAAGATTAAGGAGGCTCTCAAGGTTATCATGTCTGGTGATGAAACACAGATTAATAAATTCATTCAGAACTTTAGAAATGAATTCATGAAACTTCCTGCAGAGGATATCGCATTTCCAAGATCCGTCAATGGACTTGACAAGTGGAGTGATTCATCCTCTATTTACCGTAAATCAACTCCAATGCATTGCAAAGGAGCATTGATTTATAATTATCTTCTCAAACGTAATAAATTGATCTCTAAATTTCCTTTGATTCAAGAAGGTGAAAAGATCAAATTTCTCAATCTAAGAAAGCCCAATCCATTACAGTCAAATGTAATTTCTTTTATTAGTAAACTGCCAAAAGAACTAGATGTGGCTTCATATGTTGATTATGAAGTTCAATTCGAAAAGGCTTTTGTGGAACCATTGATGTTCATTGTTCGCCAAATCGGCTGGGATATTGATCGTACATATGGAACACAGCCAACACTTGACAATTTCTTTGGGTGAATAGTATGACTAGAATTGATGCACAGAAATTAATATTTAAACAAGCAAAGAACTTGACAAATGCTCTTCCTAAAGGTAGTATGGTCTACATACATTGGAAAAATGGTAGTCCAGTAGTTCTTCCTGAGAAAGAAAAAGGATATGGAGTAATTACTTCAGTACGATTAGAATCCATTTTAAATAAACAATTCTGGCTGGTAGCATAATGTGTGGAGTTATAGGAATCGAATTAACGGATGTCAATGATCAAGATATTTCTTTGATAAGAAAAATATTCAAACAGACAATGATTCGAGGAAAACATGCTACTGGTATTTCATATCGAAAGCATTCTGAAATACTAACCAAAAAAGAAAATATTCCAGCAGACAAATTTCTTGAAAAAATAAATTTTGAAAGATGTATCGATGAAGATGGTTCGATCTGTTTGCTGGGACATATTCGTTATTCAACATCTGATCTAAGATATCCTCAACCATTTTCTTCAGATAAATATAGCATTGTTCATAATGGGGTGATTTCTCAGGAAGATCAAAGTACATGGAAGTACGAAACGGAGACTGCAAATGATAGTGAATTGATTCTACAATCACTTGAGAATAATAAAAATCCATTGACAGACTTTGTTCCATCTAGCATGGCAGTCGTGATGTTAGATGTTGATAATGGTATTACAGGATTTAGAAATGAATCAAGACCATTATGGTATACAAAATTGCAAAGAGGAATTATATTCACATCAACAAAAGATATTGCCATTCGAAGTGGATTGCAAAATCCACAAAGATGTGAGATGTATGTAAAATACACAAATCAAGGAGAAAGAAAAGTAAAGAACCCTCATGATATTCAAGACCAACAACCATGAAAATATTAATAACATTATTGAGAATTCAGAAAATGGCACCAATACCAAGTTTTTAAATTCTGCTCATAGTTTGTGGATTCGTTTTAAAAACTATGACAAAAATCCTCCAATAGTAATGTATGACAATGATCAACCAGTCTCTGCTGTATTCGCTACATATAGTAAAAGAACTTCTTATATCAATCTTTACGAGATTGTGACTTTCCAAGGATATGAAGGAAAAGGATATGCCTCTTTAATCTGGGAATATGTGATGAATGATGCATATAAAAATCAAATGAGAAGATTGAAAATATCTTGCACACCAACTTCTATTAGCTGGCATATTCGAAATGGATTGGTATTCTGGGCTGTTGACTCATCCGGATCTCTGAGATCAGATCAACCATTGTTTTCCACGAAAGAAGAACAATTGAGCTTTCGAGAAGAAGCTATAAATAATCCCTCTATTGCGATTCCTACAGACAAAAAAGTTCTTGATCTTTTGAGAAAAGAGAGTATAGATTATCATAAGTTCGGAAAGGTGAAGCGACAAAAAGTTGAGGACTCCATAACAAAGGTCGGAAAATATTGGCTAAGAAATTATCTTTTTGATGTACCTTCATTAGAGAAGTTTTGATGGATTATCGTTTGCTGGAAAATAGAAAAAGAGCATTCATTGATTGGTTTGGATGGTCGCTGATTATAGATGATTGCGATCCTGCTCTTTACATGTTGAATTATTTTTATGACAGATTTGAATTCAATATCGAACAAAGACTTTGGATCACATGGATATATGGCACAACTTATCATTTTCCGACTGCATACGTAATCTGGAATGAATTTCCTGACATGGAACTTGTTGGAGTCGATCGACTTGAGCAATGGAATACTGAAAATTACAAAAGACTCAGATACCAAACAGACACAAAATGGAATAAAGGACATCTTCCTGCTCAATTTCTTTCATACAAAGAATGGGTAGGTGGCAGAAGTCAACTTGAAGCATTCCAAAGTTTGTTCACAGAAGATCCATTTACCAATTTTTATAATCTTTGGAAAGAAGTAAACACATGGCACAAGTATGGAAGATACATGTCATGGTTCTATATTCAAACTTTAAAACAAACATGCGGATTAAATATTGATATTGATAATCTTTGGTTGAAAGATTATTCAGGATCTAGATCACATCGAAATGGATTATGCTTTGCTCTTGGAAAAGATGATTGGGTTGACAAGGTTCTAGATCAAGATCAAATTGATTGGATGGAAAGTCAAGGATCTGAGATTCTTAAAGAGGTTAAAGCATTGTTTCCAGAACAAGCAAACAAGGCTGATTATTTTGCAATGGAAACATGTCTTTGTTCATTCAAAAAACTATTCCGTAAAAGAAATGGCAGATATCTTGGTTATTATCTAGATCGACAAGCTGAAGAAATTAAACAAGTAGAGCGTGATGGTTGGGATGGAATTGACTGGACACCATTATGGCAATGTAGAGATGAGTCAATACGAAGAGAATACTTGATAAACAAAATAAACAAAACAAAGATGGAAATTTTTCTAAATACAGGTGTTATAGATTACAACAATACATTTACAAAACAATTAATGGGACTGGAGGCATTCTGATGGAAATTTTAGAAATAAATGGAAATAAGTGGCAGAAATATAAAGGGGATGAAGGACAAGATGTTTATGTTGCCATGCAGGTTCTTGATGAAGAAAAAGTTTTGGGAACATATGTTAATGATGAATCATATGATATTCTGATTGATAGTGATACAGATTTATACTTTCCACCTGAATACAATTATGATAAAAAAGAGTATCATACAGATCTTGCGGATGAAAGCAAAATTGCTTTTAAATTTAGAAAAAATGTTTTTACTGCTGAGGAACAACAAGGTGCATTTGAAGGATTGTTTGATGCTGCAGCTGAATCTCATAATCGAGGACTCGCAGCTGGTCCAAAAACAGAAAAGCTAGCAGGAAGAGAATGGGTAACACCATATCAATATGATGTGCTTGAGTATTTTATGGCAGGACAACCAAAAAGTCTTGATGGAACAGATCCATTACAGACTATTATGGAAGAACATCTTGGAAAATATGTCAAGAATACCAGAGGATTCTGTTGGTTGCGAGATGTTGTAGAACAAGATTATCCTGAATATGATGGATTTTTTCCTAAGCTGGTGAGTAGAATAAAAGCAATGCCAATTGAAGAGGCAACAAAGTTTTCAAAACTTGTAAGAGAAAAATGGATTTCAAATACAGCATATGCTGCTGGTCTTTGGTCAGGTATTGCTGGTTACTATGGAAGATATCCAAGAATTCCATATGGAAGAGCAACAGCATATACTGATAATAATCTTGAGCAGTTTGCAAAATGTTATCCGTTTGCTAGAAAACTGGAGAAAGAATTCAAAAGACTAATGCCAAATCGACATTTGGCACAACAAGAATTTGCTGATAGACTCGACAATAAATTTCTCATTGGCGAAGATACTACATTCACCACGATTACTGTCAATACAACAACAAAGGAAAGAAATGCCAGAATGGCATGTCATCGAGATGCAGGTTCTTTGAATGCTGGATATAGCAATCTAACAGTAATCACAAAGGATAACAAAGACTGGAAAGGTGGATATTTGGTTGTTCCAGAAGTTCGGATGGCTGTCAATGTCAGACCTGGAGATCTTTTGCTAATTGACAACATGCGTGTTATTCATGGGAATACACCGATTACTGCTCCAGATTCTGGTGAAGAAAACATGATGAGAATGTCATTAGTATTCTATTTCCGTGAAGATATGGATAATCTTGGATCATGGGAATATGAAGCTATTCGTAAAAACTTTGTTGACACAAGGAGATTGAATAAAGGTCATAGACTTTGGAAACAATATTGGAATGGTGTTTCACCGAATATGTTCAATGAGAAAGAATGGTATGATTTTCTAGAGGACAAAGGTGGAAGGGATATGGTGCAAGAATATCATCCAGAAGCATATGCTCAAAAACCTACATTAGAAGGATTTTTTCAATGAAGATAGTTTATTTGATTGGTATTCCAGGAACTGGAAAGACCACTGTGATGCGAAACTTTATGAGTGGATTTGAAGGTTGGAAGGATGATCGTCCAGCTGATTTACTTGATACTCAATATATTAAAGAAAAAAAATTGAGAGTGCTTGGAAAATATAATGATGAAGAAGTTTTTGGAGGAACAGATCGACTTTCGATGGCAGTGGCTCCGAAAGCAATTGATTGGATTTCAAATGTTTTGAGAACAAATGAGATGATTGTGGGCGAAGGAGATCGTCTCAACAACAAGAAGTTTTTTGAATCATGTGGTGATTCGTTGACAATTATTCACTTGACAGTTTCAGATGAAGAAAGACAACGAAGATACAAAGAAAGAGGATCTGATCAATCTGAAAAATTCATTCAGACTACCAAGACAAAGGTTCAAAATATTCTTGAGCATTTTGGACCACGAGCTACTCTTTTCGGAGAGGAAGAAGGCTGCGTGAAGACGTTTGTTCACGAGACTCCAGATGATACAGAAAAAATTGTAGAATTCATGAAAAAAATGCTTGACATTTCCTAAGGGAAAGAAGATAATAAATCCAGATTGTTAGTGAATGTTAATTTAATGCAGGATTTGTTATGAAAGCTACAAAGTGGTTGTCAATCTTCCCCAATGATCAACGAGCCAAGTTTGACAACGATTATGTTGGTTTTGCGAAAAAAGATGATCGTGGATTTAACATGGGTGGTTGTTATCTTTATGCATACGATCCAACAGGTGAGATTGTAAATGAAACACCTGATCATTTAGATGAGCGTGTGATTTATATTGGAACAGCTGGTAGCTCGACTGCAAGAGGAATCTGCTCAAGAACATTAGATTTCTCAGGAACAGTCATTCGTGGATTGAGTCAAAAGAATCCATACGAGAACGGAATGTATTTCCGAGCAATCTACGGAGAAGAAAACAAAAGACATTTGTATGTAGCATACTTTCCAATGGGATATGGTCCAGAGATTAAACTGAAAGCTCATGGAAAAGAATCAGAATTGATTTCTGAATATAAAAGTGTTTATGGATCATTACCTCCTGTTGATGGAAGACAAGGTCCAGAAGTCATGATACGAGAGCATGCCAAGGCTCTTACAGTTTCTCAGATGAAAGAGCACATCAGATGGTGTATGAATCAACTAAAAATGAATGGAGAATCTATAGATGAGTAAATTTACAGAAGATTATGTTGCATTTGTGAATAGTGTGACAAGTGAGGAGTCAAGACTAAAGTTTCCGTTTGACGCATCACTTTCAAAAATGGAAAACCAGCATGCAGTTCCACCTCAAAGATTGATCACAGCTGCACTTGGATTATCAGCTGAAGCAGGTGAATTTGGTGATCTAGTCAAAAAATGTTTGTTTCAAGGAAAAGATTTGAATGCTGAAGTCAAAGAGCATATGGTGAAAGAACTTGGTGATGTCATGTGGTATGTGGCACAAGGCTGCATGTCATTGGGTGTTACTATTGAGGACATATTACAAGCAAATATTAAAAAGTTAGAACAACGATATCCTAATGGATTTGAAAAGATTCGCTCTGAGAAAAGAGCGCAGAAGGATGTATAATGGATTTTTTTCAAGAAATAGCAAAGATTGCTGGAAATGAATACGCTGCATTGGTATCGGATGGTGTTGAGGCAGGAGATGTTGATTCATTCATTGATACTGGATCATATATATTCAATGCACTTCTTTCTGGCTCTATTTTCGGAGGATTACCATCAAATAAGATTACTGCCATTGCAGGTGAGTCGGCAACAGGCAAAACATTTTTTGTTTTGGGAATGGTTAAGAGTTTTCTAGATTCTAATCCAGAGGCAGGAGTTTTGTATTTTGAATCAGAATCTGCTATTACAAAGCAGATGATTATTGACAGAGGAATTGATCCGAGTCGCATGGTGATACTTCCAGTCACCACAGTTCAGGAATTTAGAACGCAAGCAATAAAAGTTCTTGACAAATATATTGAATCTGATAATAAAAAACCAATGATGATTTGTCTGGATTCTCTTGGCATGCTTTCAACAACCAAAGAAGTCGAAGATACATCTGATGGTAAAGAAACAAGAGATATGACTCGAGCTCAGGTGATCAAAGCTGCATTTAGAGTCTTGACACTTAAACTTGGACGTGCTAAAATACCTATGGTAGTCACAAATCATACCTATGATGTTGTTGGTTCGATGTTTCCTGCCAAAGAAATGGGTGGTGGTTCAGGATTAAAATATGCTGCTAGTTCTATTGTGTATCTTTCAAAGAAGAAAGAAAAGGATGGGACTGAAGTTGTAGGAAATATAATTCATTGTAAAAATGCTAAATCTAGATTGACTGTTGAGAATAAACAAGTTGATGTTAGATTGATGTATGACAGTGGATTGGATCGCTATTATGGATTGCTGGAACTTGCATTGAAGCATGGAATATTCAAAGCAGTATCAACAAGAATTGAATTGCCAGATGGATCAAAAACATTTGGAAAAACAATTAACAATGATCCTGAGAAATTCTTTACAGAAGAAATTATGAAACAACTTGATGATTTTGCCAAAAAAGAATTTAAATATGGACAGCAGAAAATAGAGGAGACTGAAGAATCTACAGAAATTGAGTTATTGAATGGATAATTATATTAAATGTTATAACAACGTTGTTTCTGAAGATTTTTGTAAAGAAATTATAGATTTCTTTGAAAAGAAAACAGAGCATCATGAAAGAGAATGTATAGATAGTTTTTATTCATTTACTCAAGTTAAATTGCAATTACATAAAGAATGGGAATATTTTTCTGACATTTTAGAAAATGTTTTAAAAAATTTAGTATACAGATATGTTAGTGATTTAAAGATAGAATTACATAGATTTCCAGAAAAATATGGATTTGAAATTTTTAGAATGAAGAGATATTTACCAGATAATGGAGATCAATTTAGAACTCATGTAGATGTTACAGATTATGCATCAGCAAAAAGATTTTTGGTTTTTTTCATATATTTAAATAATAATAAAGGTGGTGATACCGTATTCCCAGACTTTAATATAAAAATAAAACCGAAGATTGGAAAGGTGTTAATGTTTCCACCATTATGGACTCATTATCATGCTGGATTAAAACCTATCAAAAAACCAAAATATATAGTTGGAAGCTATTTGCACTACATTTAAAGGAAAAGGAATGAAAAAGAAATTGTATAAAATATTGGAAATGGACAACAATTTAAATCAATTAGCGTCGATAGAATTGTTAGAAGATGCAGGAAAATATGCAGGAATTGTATATCGTTATGGACAAATAAAATTTGCTAATAAAGAAAATGATGATGGAACTTATACATTATCATTTGATTGGGATATATTGAAATATAATGATATTCCAGAAAATGAACTAAACAAAGAGGAATTGGCAGATATTATATGCGTGATTATTGAAGAATTATTAGAACTAGCATTAAATAAAAAAGAAGGATTTCATGTCGGAACAAATAACGATAGAGAAGACGATACTATCTCAGTTAATTTACAATGAGCCGTATGCCAGAAAAATACTTCCATTTTTAAAATCAGAATATTTTCACGAAAGAAAGGATAAAACATTATTTGAAGAAATTCAAAAATTTATTCTTAAATACAAAAATCTTCCTTCCAAACAATCTCTAGAAATTGATCTTGACAATAGAAGAGATCTCTCCGATGAAGAATATAAAACTATTCTGTCAGAAATAAAAAATCTTGACAAAACTGATGTAGATCAAGAATGGTTAGTACAAACTACAGAAAAATTTTGTAAAGACAAAGCTGTCTATAATGCAATTCTTAAAGGCATTGGAATTATTCAAGGAAAAGATAAAAAACTTTCTCCTGAAGCACTTCCTAATATTCTAACTGAAGCACTTTCTGTTGGATTTGATAATCATGTTGGACATGACTATATTGAGGATGGTGAATCTAGATTTGAGTTTTATCATCGTAAAGAAGAAAAAATTGAATTCGATCTTGAGTTTTTAAACAAAATTACAAAAGGTGGATTATCACCCAAAACATTGAACATTGCACTTGCTGGAACTGGTGTTGGTAAATCATTGTTCATGTGTCATTATGCTGCCAGCTGTCTTTCTCAGAATAGAAATGTTTTGTATATTACTCTCGAGATGGCTGAGGAAAAGATTGCAGAAAGAATCGATGCTAATTTGATGAATATTCCTATTACAGATTTGGAAACAATTTCCAAAAAGATGTTTACAGACAGACTAGATAAGATTCAGAAAAAAACACAGGGTAAACTTATAATAAAAGAGTATCCGACTGCTGCAGCACATTCTGGGCATTTTCGTGCGTTGATCAATGAATTGGCATTGAAGAAATCTTTCAAACCAGATATAATCTTTATTGATTATTTGAACATTTGTGCTTCCTCTAGATTCAAAACAAATGCAAATGTTGGATCATACATGTATGTAAAGGCAATTGCTGAGGAATTAAGAGGATTGGCTGTAGAGAATGATGTTCCCATTGTCAGTGCAACTCAAACAACCAGAGGAGGATATTCAAACTCAGATGTTGATTTGACAGATACTTCAGAATCATTTGGACTTCCTGCAACTGCAGATTTAATGATTGCTCTGATTGTAACAGAAGAACTTGAAAAATTAAATCAGATTATGGTCAAGCAATTGAAGAATCGATATAATGATCCAGCAATTAATAAAAGATTTGTGATTGGCGTTGATCGTAGTAGAATGAAGTTGTATGATTGTGAACAGAATGCCCAAAATGATATACAAGATTCAGGAGTTGATTTGGATATTGGAATTCAATCTAATTATGAAAAGTTCTCAGACTTTAAAATGTAATCATTATAAATATTTTGATATAAGAGAATTTGGAGATAGATTTGATAAATTTTAATGATTTTCTGGCTGAAGGAAAAGAAAATAAAAATCTGCATTTGGAACACATCGAAGATCAAATAATCAATTTTGGTATTGATGGTGGTCGTGCTGCAATTAATTTCTTAAGATCACTGCGTGATATGCTTGCAGGTGGATCAAGATCTTCTATTAATATGACTGTCAAATGGGATGGTGCTCCTGCTATTTTTGCAGGCATCGATCCTTCTGATGGCAAATTTTTTGTAGCCAAGAAATCTGTTTTCAATGCAACTCCAAAACTTTATAAAACAAATCAAGAAATTGATGATGATATAAAAGGTTCTCTGAACAAAAAATTTAAAGTTGCACTTGAGGAATTTCCAAAACTTGGAATCAAAGGTGTTCTTCAGGGAGACTTGATGTTTACTGACGACATCAAACGAGAAACTATTGATGGTGTCAAGTATTATACTTTTCAGCCTAATACTATTGTATATGCGGTTCCGATTAATTCTGAGTTAGGAAAGAAAATTGCCATTTCCAAAATTGGAGTTGTATGGCATACAACTTACACAGGAAATGCATTACAAGATATGTCTGCCAGTTTTGGCGCAAATATTTCGAAACTAAATAAAATATCATCAGTTTGGATGGATGATGCAACATATAAAGATGTTTCTGGTTCAGCTGTAATGACAAAAGCAGAAACTGATGTATTGACAGGACATGTTTCGAATGCTGGAAAAACTTTTCATAAAATAAATGCTCCATTGTTTAGAAGTTTTCTGGACATGCAGAATTCATTTACAGGAAATATGGTCGGAGCATCATTGAAGACTTATAATAATTCAAAGGTAAGAGCAGGAGAGACAATCTCGAATCCTAGAGCACATGCTCAAGGATATTTGGAATGGGTAGATAATGCGTTTCAGAAAAACATTGACAAATTAAAAACAGAAAAAAATAAACAAGTTCTACAAAATAAAAAAGACGAAACGATTCGTGAGTTGAAAAAACATATTAATAACATAGAACAGTTGATTACTTTTCAGAATTATTTGGTGTTTGCAAAACTAGAAATTCTCAAAAAACTAAATAGTATTAAACAGTTGACTGACACATTTATAAAGACTGCTAATGGATTTAAAGTTACTACTCCAGAGGGATATGTAGCTATTGATAGAATTACTGGTGAAGCAGTTAAGATTGTAGATAGAATGGAATTTTCCTTTAATAACTTTACTGCTATAAAAAGTTGGGACAAATGAAAAAATTTAAAGAATTATTAGAAGAACTTAATGAAAAGAAAACCATGAGTGTTGCTCAGAGGAAAAAAGCAGCAATACGAATGGCTAAAATGGCTAAAACATCAGCTTTTCAAAAGAAAAGAGAAAAGAAGATGGCAAAAATATCTTCAAAAGAAGATTTGTTGAAACGTGCCATGAAAATAGCTAAGATAAAAGTTATTGAAAAATTAACAGGATTAAGTAAATCTGATTACTTGGCAAAATCACCACAAGAAAAGGTAGCAATTGACAAAAAAATTGAAAGTAAATCTGCTGCTATTAAAAAGATGGCATTGAAAATGATTCCTGTTTTGAAAAAACAAGAAATGGAAAGAATTAGTCAAAAGAAATCCAGCAAGGAATAAAACATGCAAAAGTTTTTTGATTTCATGGAAGCAAGTGAGAAGACAGCACTCTTCACTTTTGGCAGATTTAACCCACCGACTATCGGGCATGAAAAGTTATTAAAAAAAGTAGCATCTGTTGCAAGTAAAAACAATGCTGACTTTTTCATCTACGCTTCCCACTCTGAATCGCCAACAAAAGATCCACTACCATATGCTAAGAAGATAGCATATATGAAGAAGATGTTTCCAAAATACTCTTCTAACATTATAGCTTCTGCCACTGATAAAACACCAATTGATGTTGCTGTATCCTTACATAAAAAAGGTTACACCAGTTGCATCATGGTAGTTGGTGGTGATCGTGTTAAACAATTCACAGAACTTTTGTCTAAATACAATGGCGTTGAAGCAAGACATGGTTATTACAAATTCAATAAACTAGAAATCGTTTCAGCTGGTGAAAGAGATCCTGATTCTGAAGGTGTAACAGGAATGTCAGCATCTAAGATGCGAGCAGCTGCAGCATCAAACGACTTTAATTCTTTTTCTAAAGGATTGCCAAAAGGATTTGGTGATGGAAAGAAATTGTTTGATGATGTAAGAATGGCAATGGGAGTAAAAGAATCATTTATTAACAGAGTAGCAGAAACAACTGATGATCATAAACTAAGAGATGCATATGTGAATGGAAAGATTTTTAATATCGGAGATATTGTTGAAGATATTAATACTGGAGCATATGGTAAAGTTGTAAGAAGAGGCACAAATTATTTGGTATTTGCTGAAGCTGATGGAACCATTCATAAGAATTGGTTGTTTGAATTAAGAGAAGTAAAACAAGATTCTGATATTAAGGATCGAGAAGGATCTCAACCAGCAAAATATTATGCAAAAGATGCTGATGGTGATGAGATGTCTAAGTCAACAAAGGCAGCAAGAGCCAGACATTTTGAGAAAGGTGCAGAAAAAGATGACAATGATCCATCTGCTTATAAACCTGCTCCTGGAGATAAGACTGCGGAAACGAAACCATCCAAATATACTCAAGCAGTCAAGAAAAAGTATCCAGAACTATATGATGAATCTGCAGATTCATCATTAGAAAAGAAAGCAAAGGCATCTGGGATTGCTGTTGGAATTCTTACAAAAGTATTTAAACGTGGTGTTGCCGCATGGAGAACAGGGCATCGTCCAGGAACAACTCCCGAACAATGGGGACATGCTCGTGTAAATAGTTTTATTACAGGTGGAAAAACAAGAACAACAGCTGATGCTGATCTTTGGAAACAACATAAAGGATAAAAATGTTTGAATTCAAAGAATTCATAGAAAATGATGAGTTCCAATCATCAATTATAGAATCAAATATTTACCGTGTAGGATCTGAAAAATATTTTGAAGTATTTAATGCATATAGAAAATTGTATGAAAATAATATGTTACATGATGTATCTAGTATTGATAAACAAATTTTAGAAACAGATATTGGTAAATTTGCAGTTTATGAAGGTAATCATGTTCCATTAGATTGTCCAATGATTGAGGAAGAAAAGGATGTTGAATTGAATAAACCCAAAAAAGGTGGTCCAAAAAAATATTATGTATATGTTAAGGATCCAAAAACTGGAAATGTGAAAAAAGTCACGTGGGGTGACACGACTGGATTAAAAGTAAAAATTGATGATCCAGAAGCAAGAAAGAGTTTTGCTGCAAGGCATAAATGTGATCAACAAAAAGATAGAACAACAGCTGCTTATTGGGCATGCAATCTTCCTCGATATGCTAAACAACTAGGACTTTCAGGAGGCGGAAATTTTTTCTGGTAAAAATATATGTTAACATTCAAGCAATATAATCAAAATCAAATAGATGAAGGTTTTTTTGATTTTTTTAAAAAAATTGGAAGAGCAGTTAGTAATTTAATTAAACGTGCATTTTCAAAATTAAAATTTGGAAAAAAGATTAGCATTAATATTAGTAAACAAATTCCCAAAAAAGTTTTTGAAGCTGCTAATGAAACGATTGATTTGAAATCCAGATTAGGATATTTGTCAGAATATTCTACTGCCAAATATATGTCTGATTTGATGGAAGGAAATGGATACAATTTAACTAATCGTTCTAAATCATCAGTTACAACAGCTGTATATGATAAAATGAGAAATGAGTTAAACCGATTAGGTGCACCAACAAAGGAGTTGGAAAGAATGGATTTTGCGGGACAAACTCTTGCAAAGGGAATTGTTGGTGATATAAGTTTTAATGGTGAAGATCCAATGTTTCTCACATTTGATATTGAAATGACGGGAGACTCTGGAAAGGGTACAACAAAGGCAGATTTAATTCTTCATGTATATAAAGAAAGTCCAAAAAATGTAGTTGATTCGATTGTTGCTTCTCTTAAAGCATATCAATCTACTAATATTAATTTAGCTAATAGTACATATATTTCATTATTTAAAACATTATTTTATGAAGACCCAAAATCATTGCCAACAAGCACTTCTGAGTTTGTTGAAAAATTTGTAAAAGATTTTGGATCTAAATCTGATATTGATAAAATACTTGATTTTCAAAATATTATTGGCAATAAAATGCAATCTGGAATGGATAAAGCTGCAGCTAGAAAAGAAGCAAAGGCCACTCATGGTGATGTTATTGAATTAATGTCAAAAATATTTAAACAACATTATTCAAAAAATAAAGAAAGATTGAATAAAAGAATGTTATTTCTTCTTGGTTTAGATAGTTCTGATGATTTTTACGCTTCAATTGGAAAGGGAAAAAATCAAAAATTATTATCCTCAAGGAGAAGCGCAGAATTTAAAAAAATAATAAATGAATTGAATAAAGGATTTGTTATTAATATTGAAAGAAATGGAAATACAAATAATGGTAATATTATGTTTACAGCAATTAATGGTGAGACATTATTAAAGGCGACCATAACATTTACTGATACTGGAGGAAAGGCTGCGCAAGGAAAAACTAATGTGTTTGTTAATGTTAAAGATTGGTTATGAACATGAATCAATATACAGAAATACACATTGATCGGTTTAATCAAGATCATTTTTTAAGAGTATTTTCTGGTGATATTAAAGAAGAAGAATTAGTATGGCATAGAGATAAACAAGATAGAGTGGTTTCTGTTGTCAAGGGAGAAGGTTGGAAGTTGCAGATGGATAATAAATTGCCAGAAGAATTGGTCAAAGGTAAAACTTATATTATAAAAAAGATGGATTATCATCGCATCATCAAAGGACAAGGTGAACTCATTCTAGACATAGAGGAAAAACAAGAATGGTGAAATATACATCGATGTACGAACTCATGAAACAAGTTCATGAAAACGAAATAAGCATCAAAGAAAAACTTGACCCTTCTAAAAAAGACGAGTATGATGGAGAAGGTTCAATGGCAATCAGTCAACTGAAAACTGCACAGAGCGCCATCGACTCTCTCATGAATATTATTAAGGATGATACCAATCTTCCAGAGTGGGTTCAATCCAAGATCACAAAAAGTGTTGACTATTTGGATAGTGTAAGAGACTATATGGAGTCAGAAGGAACTGTGACAGAACAAGAAGATCCAAAGGCAGATAATAGAGCAGTGCAATTAGACAAACAAATTGCACAAGTCAAGTCAAGAATTGCTGCGTTACAACAAACCTTAGACACTTTACAAGATAGAAAACAAGGAGCATAAAATGTCACGGTATTTTGAAATCATAGAAGGCAGTCTTGAAGACTCCATCGTAAAAAACATTCAAGAAAAATCAGTTTCTGTTGCACAACAGAAAGCTGCTGGGATTGCACTTGCTGCAAAACGAGGTGAAATTGATCCTTCTAAATTGGAAGGTCCAGCAAAGGAAATGATGAATATGAGTGAAAAGGATTTAGAAGATTTTGCAAAAACAAAACACAAAGGACTACCAATGAAAAAAGAAGAGAATATGATTGATGAAAAGGTAAGACATCAAGATCTAGTAGATAAGTATGAAAAATTAACTGGTAAAAAAGCGCCTAGTGGAACTTCTTCACAATCACTTAAACTTATGATTCGTAAAGCAGAACAATCAAAAAAAGAATCAGTTGAAGAGGCTTATTCAACAAGCAGTAATCCAAAAACTACCGATACATCAACAAATGTTGCTGCATACAGAAAAGTATTTGACGCTGCAATGAAAAAATTTAATATTAGTTCTCCATCTGAGTTGAAAACTGATGAATTGAGAAAGAAGTTTTTCAATTATGTTGATGCCAATTATAAGGCTAAAAACGAAATGGTTAGTGAAGCAGTTAAAAAAATCGCATGTGTTGAATGTGATGAAGTTTCAACTGAAGCTGCTTGGAAAAAAAATAAAGGATTTTGTCCGAAATGTAAATCCTCAAATAAAGGTGTGGTGGCTGAATCAAAAAATAAATCTATTCAAGAAGGTGATATGAAATCAGCAATGAAAAAGATTATGGGAATGGATGTCAAAACTTCAACATCTGGTGCATCTGGTTTCCAAAAGACTATGTATCATGTAAGTGATGATATGTATGTTACATATAATGATAAAAGTAATTTGGGTGATGTTTATTACAAAGGAAAGAATGTTGATTCCTTTAGAGGTGTTGGCACTCCTGATATGGAAAAAGTTGTTAAAAAATATATGAAAAAGTATGGAGTCAAAACGGAAGAATCTGGACAAAAAACCATGACAGGCAAACCATGGTCTCAGATAAGAGTTGAAAACAAATAAATATAACCAAAGCATATTTCTTAAGGAGAAATTAAAATGGCACTATGGGGAACAACGGCAAATGTCGACGAGGCAAAGCCTAAATGGTTGACAGATGAGCAAAAGAAAAATGTGTATGCAACTGATCGTGGTTGGGTACAATTGAATGGAAAGGGATTGGAAGAAGTAATTGTAGCAATCGGTGGATTGGCTGGTGGAACCAGTGCAACTGCTGGATTGGGTGCAGCAAATATTTCTGCTATTGAATTTTCAGCAGCTTCTGCTTACAGTGAATTAAATGGTGGAACTGTATCTGTGGTTGTAACATTCAATGAAAGAGTTGATATTACTGGAACACCGCAAGTCACTGTCAATAGCACAGGCGCTACATCTACATTTACTCTTGATTATGCATCACATACAAGAAATAGAGTAACATTTACTGCCACAGGTGGAAATGGAACATTGCCTGTAGCAGAAAATGATGTATTGAGTATTGGAACAAATGCAGTAGCATTGAATAGTGGAACAATCTATGATTATCAAACAACATTGCCATCTATTCTAACACATGCTGCTTCTGCTTCGACATTGACAGTTTCTGCATAAGGTATGAATGAAAAAGAATGGTAAATTTATGGAAAATGGATTGACAATTGAGCAAATTGAAGAGAGAAAAGAAGCTCTCCAGAAAGAGTTAGAAAATGTTGAAAAAATAAAAACTCAATTGTCAATTAAAAGTTATGCTCTTTCTGGAGCAATACAACAATGCGAGGTGTTTTTAGAAATGTTTGATGCGAGTCCCGCAAGTAGCATCCCTTCGCAAGACAATAGTGCTGTAAGTGCAGTACTGAGTTGAAGGTTTAAATAATTTAAAAGGAATAACATAAATGGCTGATAAAAAAATTACTGCTTTAGAAGATTTGCAAGATGGAATTGAAGGTATAGATTTATTGCATGTTATTGACATGGGTGGAAGCCCAGTAAACAAAAAAGTGACAGTTGCCAATGTTTTTAATAACATTCCAACATGGATTGGATTGGATGGGGTTCCACAACCAATTATACAAACAAATGATCCAGTTAATCTTATAACATCTATAACAGAAATTGATACATCTTCATTGTCGACTGGTTCTGCATCTACTCATACACTTGCAGATGGCTCTCGTGGCCAAATTAAAATTATTACTATGACAGGACATGATGATGATGCGCAAGTGACACCAACAAATTTTGCTAATGGAACCTCATTTACATTTACTGCTGTTGGACAAACTATTGTTCTTTTATTTACTAATTCAAATTGGATTGTTATTAGTAATTATGGAACAACAATTAATCCATAAGGAATAAATACATGGCAATAAGATATGCAGCAAATGGTATGCCAATGGTTGAAAAGAAAGTGCCCAAACCAGTAGTTGATGAAGCGCCCAAGCCAGCAGTTGAGCAACCAAAAGAAGAAAATGTGAAGATTTTAAACGATGATGTAGAAGAAGGTAATGTTTCAGAAGATAACGAATGAAAATTTTCTTTTATTCGCAATAAAACATTACGATAATCCTCAGTGTGTAGGTGAAGAAGAGTTTTATGATGACATGAAACGCTTCACCTACATCAAAAAATTATTTTCAAAATATGATGAATCAGGCATTTTAAAAGAAAGACTGATTTTAAATCATATTATAATTATCACCAATCTTTTTGGGGTAGATGCAGGAACAACACTTTTGTTTTTTAGAATAGAACAAAAATATTGGTCCTATTTAAAAACATTTCTTTTATATTTAAACATGTTAAACGAATTCGAACTAAAAGAAATACCAATAAATCAAAAAATAAAAAGCATATTAGAGAAAATTTAAATGGGAAGATTAGTAGATTTATTTGTCACATACAGATTCATAAAATTATTAGTAAAACCATTTAATAAACAAGATGCTTTTACCTATGGTATTATTGATGATAAAGGTTATAGAACTGAAAAAGAAATAGAAACACCTGAAGAAAAAGCATCTTACACTATTCTTCATAAATTGATTTTTAATATCAAAAGATTGATGGGAAAGGTTCCAGGATTGGGGACAAGACTTGGAACATATGCAGCAGCATTATTTCTTTTAAAAGACACATTCAAAGAACAAATAGAAGATTTTGATCAAATACAGAAAATGTTATTAGAAGAAATAATGAAAGATAATAATCTCAGTTCTGAAATATCTGAAGATTATTTCGGAAGCATTCCTTCTGGTGAGTATAAATTGAGATCAGAAATGATGCTTCCGGATTTTGAGACATTAGCAAAATTTGGTGATAGAATTATTTTTGAGAATGATGCCAGCCCTGTTGATAATGTTTTGGGAATTGACATTTATGAAGCAATACATAAAAGAACAAATCAGCCAATATATGTTTCAGTAGATGACATAAGGATTAAGAAATGATTTCTTTTCAAGAACTAATGCAAAAATATTACAGTGATCCTAAATCAGGAATTCGTAATGAAGAGGCACCAACCAACTCAACTGGTCCAGCAATTGCTAATCCGGATAGACCATTGATTGACAAAAAGAAAAAGAAAGACATGACATATGATGGTCGTACAAAAATTGTAAAAGAGTTAGTAAAACGAATCATGCTTGCAAGAGAGAAGCGAGCATCAAAGAAAGAATAATATGGCACAATGGAGTAAATACTCACAGGCTTATCTTCCGCAACAAACCACAAATCATGAAGTGGTGATGATTAGCGATGAAGATGGAAACATTATCAACACATTTGGTGCAGCATCAAATGTTGTGATTGCAGCTGGAAATTTAGAAGGATATTCTGTTATTCATAAATTTGGAAGAAATCCTTCAATTGGTGGTGCTCCAGAAACCATTTGGGGAGGTGGTGGAGTTTATTCTTATCTTTCTTCTCCTTCCATTGTTTATTGTTATAGTTCAAGTGGAAGCGATGGTGCAGCAGCAATTGGTGCAAGAACTGTTACCGTTCAAGGATTAGATGCAAATTATACTGCTGTAGAAGATACCATTGTTGTAGGTGGTGCACCAAGTGCTGTACAATTTTTAAGAGTGTTTCGTGCATTTGTTGTTACATCTGGTTCAACTGGTACGAATGTAGGAACTCTATCAATATCAGATGCTGCCAGTTTAGGAAAAGTTCTTACTACTATTGATACTTTGGGTGGCGGAACAGTATATGGAACAGGTCAATCTTTCTCTGGATTTTATACCATACCAGCAGGAAAAACAGGATACATGACACAATGGAATGTTGGTGTTGGAGCATATAATGACCAATGTACAGCATGGTTAGTGTTTAAACCTTTTGGTGGTGGTGCTTTTAGAACACTAGATGTAATGTGTGTTCCAGGAGGACATTTTACAAGAGATTATAATATTCCTCTTAAATTTTTAGAAAAGACAGATATAGAAGCAAGAGCATTATGTTCAACAGGTTCAGAAATATCAACAACATTTGACATCATTTTAGTGGATAACGAATAATGGCATCATCATACGTCCCAGTAGATACATATAAACCAATTGCATCATTAAATGACGATGAACCTGTAGATACAGTTATTGTTCAAAAGAAGAACAAAAAGAAAGAAATAGAAGAAACACAACCAAGAAGAGTATTGAATATTGTAAAGAATCACAAAAAGAAATATGATTAAACTTTATGCAACAGTGATTGTATTAGGTATACTTGGAACAGTATTGTATGGTGGTTATTCTTATTTCAAAGATTCACAAGAAACCATAATACAATTACAAAAGAACATCACAGCATACGAGAATGCTGTTAAAGTAACAAATGAAGCTATTGACAGAATGAGAGAAGAATCTGTACAAATGCAGCTTCTTCAAGAAAAGTTACAAACTGAATTACAAGAAGCTGAAAAATATCAAGATGACCTTCAAAAGAAACTTAATGAACATAATCTAACAAAACTGTCAACAGCAAAACCAGGTCTTATAGAAAAAAGAGTGAATGATGCCACAACTAAAATTTTCAAAGAACTGGAAGATATTACTGCTGTCCCTACCACTCCTTAGTAGTTGTTCATTCTTTTCATCCTCTGAACCTCTCCCACCCAAGATTATTGTAGAAACTAAATATATTGATAAAAAAATTCCTATTCAGGCAAGACCTAAACCACTGAAGATGAATGGTCTTGAATGGTATGTTGTCACTGACGAAACCATTGATTCTTTTTTTGATGAATTAAAAAAAGAACAAAATGGTGTGATTGTATTCTTTGCTTTGACACCCAAAGATTATGAAAACTTATCTTTAAATGTATCAGACATTCGCAGATACATAATACAACAAAAAGAAATCATAGAGTACTATGAAGAAGCAATTAGAGGAAACATCCCAAATGACAATCGAGACTGATGTTGCTATTCTTAAAAAAGATATAGCCGATTTAAAACAAATTCATTTACGTTTAGATTCCGCAATTGAAAAGATTGCCGAAGTATCGCAATCATTGCATACAATTATGGCAGTTCATGAGGAAAAACTAACAAGACAAGAAGATAACATTATTAGTCAGGAAAAGAAATTGCACGATAACATACAAGAACTGCACTCACGAATTACAACCAATTCTAAAGAAACATTCCTTCATATTGCTGAAACAGAACGAAGACTGACCACAGTAATGGATGAACATAACAAACGAACAACTGAAGAATTTAAAAAGCTACATAATGAAATATCAAATCGCATAGGAATTCTAGAAAAATGGAGATGGCTAATCATTGGAGGTTCCATTGTTCTAGGATTCATTATACAAAAACTACCTATTTGGGGATCGTAAAGATGAAAACATTTCGCAACTTTTTAGATGAAGCAAGAAGAAATCCTATTTCAAAGAAAACAGGAAAAGAATTAAATCCCAAAATTCCTCTTTATGACAAATTGGAACCATTAGCCAATGATAGTGATGTTTATATTACATATGTTGCTGATGTAGGTTCAATGAGTAAAAGTGCAGAAGGTTATAAGATTGGAATAAATCCAAATTCAGAATATAATACACCAAATGGTATTTATTCATATCCTCTGAAAGAAATCTGGAAGAAACACAAAAATCCTGTTGATAAAACTTTGGATGTTCCATTTGCTGGTGAACAACCATTTGTTTATATTTTCAAACCAAAAGCTACAGACAAGATTGTTGATCTGAAAAAATACAGTTCTGCTAGTTATGATAAAGATTATGATAAACTTGCCAAAATGATTATCAATTTTTTCATGAAGAAGAATAAGATGAATCAATGGTTCAGTTGGGAAGTGGCGAAAGCAACTCTAGAAGCAGCAACACAGAATTCTAAGAATAGATCCATTGGTGGTCAATTTTGGAACATGACAAGATATACATTTTTTATAATGACAGGCCAAATTAGCACAAGATTGATGAAAGAATATGAAGAAGAAGTTCAAGAAGCAATGCTTGATCCTAAGAAACGTGCTAATTTTTCAGACAAAAAAATTAGAATTGAAGTGTATGAAAACATCAGGAGAGGTTCACCAACAAATCTTTGGAATAAAATTTTTAGGGATCTGGGGTATCATGGTATTGCTGATAAAAACGATGCAGGAATCATACATCGTTCAGAACCAACACAAGCAGTATTCTTCAATGCATCATTCATCAAGGTGATTGATGGTGGATATAATAAAAATTATAAAATAACAAAATTTGGTTCAGATAAATTTCCATCCGAATATTCTTTAACAAGTAATAGTAAAGAAGTCATGGAAATCATGTCAAACTATCTTGGAGTTCATGGTTCCTATGGAATGAAGTCTGTTATATTAGCAAATATGTTGAAAAATGTGGCTGATCGGTGTTTAATCAAAGAAAATACAATATATCTAAAAAATACCAAAGAACTAGATATGATGACAGATCCTAATTATCAGGATTATCATTCAGAAACACCTGTTAAATCAAAAATACATTTTTATACAACAGATGGTAATCGAAAGATGCTGGAAATAAATCAGAAAGGTGGAATTGTTTATGTGCCTGATGGTTGGAAACTTGATAATGATTCAAAAGATTATGTATTCACATATCAGGATCTTAGTGGCGCAGCATTCTTAATGAAATTCAAAGATAGATTTTTGATGAGGCTAGTTCCAACCAAGGAACATGTAATTAGCTTCAAGGGACTCTTTGATGACATAGATGATCTTGATTAGAAATTTTACTTGACATTTTGATTCAGAATTAGTATAATAAAAGTCTTTTTCTCTGGAGTTTTTGTCATGAGTTATATTGATCATAAGTTTGTTTCTCTTCTTTCACCTAGACTTGATAAATTCACTCGGAAAAGTTCCACGTTGTGGAACTTCCGATGCCCTATTTGCGGAGATTCTCAGAAGAATAAGAATAAAGCTAGAGGATTCATTTATCAGGTAAAACAAGATCTTTTTTATAAGTGTCACAATTGTAGTTTTGGTGCAACATTTTCTAATCTTCTCAAGCATATTGATTCTAATTTATATGAAGAATATCTTCTAGAGAAATACAAAGAAGGTGAAACTGCATCTGGATTTAGGCCAAAGACTTGCGTTCCAACACCAAAGAGCATTCTTCCAAAAAAATCAATTAGTCTGAAATCTTTTGCTGAATTGGATGATGAACATCCAGCAAAAAGTTTATTCAAAAAAAGAATGATACCAAAAGAACACTGGAGAGAATTATATTTTGCTCCAATGTTCTTTAAATTTTGTCAAAGAATGACACAAACTGTGTCAAAAATTATAAATGATCATCCTAGAATGGTGATACCATTTTATGATGAAGATGGTGAATTGTTTGCTTTTCAGGGTAGAGCATTCGGTGCAGAGCAACCTAAATACATAACTACCATATTAAACAAGAAGATTAAGAAAATCTTCGGATTGAATCGTGCCAATTTCAATAAACCTCTACACGTTGTAGAGGGTCCGATAGATAGTTTATTCATTCAAAATGGAATTGCTGTTGCGCAGGGTGATTTAAGAATACCAAAATACAAAAGCAATTCGATTCTTATTCCAGACAATGAACCTAGAAATAAAGAAATATGTAAGAATATAGAGAAATACCTTAAACAAGATTACAAGGTCGTATTGTGGCCAAAGGAGATTGAGTCAAAGGACATCAATCAAATGATTCTTTCTGGAATGTCAACAGATGAAATACAACAAATAATAAATACAAACACTTATTCAGGATTGGAAGGATTGGCAGTCTTTTCAACTTGGAAGAAAATATAGGAGATACACATGCCATTACCTACGGAATATCAAAGTTTTTTTATATAAAAAAGGTTGATATTGTATAAATAAACATATAAACAATTGTTGGAGTTATAAAGATGTTTTATGTTTATTTACATGTTAATCCAGAAACAGGAATTCCTTTTTATGTAGGAAAGGGAAAAAATAGGAGAGCATATGATGTTAATGGCAGAAGTCAACATCATAAAACATATTTTAATAATTTATTAAAAAAATATTCCCTTGACGAAATTGTTAAAATTGTATATTATACAGAAAATGAATTTGATGCCTTTCATAAAGAAATTGATTTAATTGAACAATATGGAAGAAAATCAAATCAGACAGGTTCATTATTAAATTTGGCTGTAGGAGGTCTTGGCGGTGATACAGGAGTTAGTGAACGATGGAAAAAAGAAAGAATTGGAGAAGGAAATCCTAATTATGGCAAAACAAGAACAATAGAACAAATTGAAAATATAAAAAAAGGAATACAAAGATTTTATGATTCTAAAGAAGGAAAAGAATGTAAACAGATATTATCTGAAAAAATGAAAACAAGACAAGAATCAAAAGGAATAGTAAAAGATTCAATTTGGTGGAATGATGGTGTTAAAAATAAAAGGTCAAAAGAATCACCTGGAATTGAATGGGTTAAAGGTAGACTACCTTTTCAAAAAAGCACTAAAAATAATTGTTTCATTCACAACAATCCAAAATCTATATCTTTAGAAATAGATGGTGTAATATATGAATCAAAAACAGACGCCATGAGAAAATTGAATCTTTCAAAATGGAAATTAAACAAATTATTAAAGGAAAGTAAATGACAGATATTAAAATGAGCGAATACCAGCAATTTATACATTTGAGCAGATATGGAAGATGGGATTACAATAAACAAAGAAGAGAGACTTGTGAAGAAACTGTAGAACGATATTTCAATTTTTTTGAAGAGTATTTAAAAGAAAATAATAATTATGATCTTGAACCTCAAACAAAACAATATCTAGAAAATGCTGTAAAAGAATTAAGAGTTATGCCTTCAATGCGTTGTTTGATGACAGCTGGTGAAGCATTGAAGAAAGAAAACATGGCAGGATACAACTGTTCATATGTTAAAGTAGATTCACCAAAAAGTTTTGACGAAATTCTTTATGTACTCATGAATGGAACTGGAGTCGGATTTTCAGTTGAACGTGATTATGTAAGCAAATTACCAACCATTGCAGAAGAGTTTTATCCGACTGATACATGTATTGTTGTTGCTGATTCTAAACTTGGCTGGGCAAAATCATTACGAGAATTGATTTCACTATTGTATCAAGGATTAATTCCTTCATGGGATACATCTAAGATTCGACCTGCTGGTGCGCCATTGAAAACATTCGGTGGAAGGGCATCTGGTCCAGAACCTCTAGAGGATCTATTCAGATTTTGTGTTGACATTTTCAAAGATGCAAAGGGCAGAAAACTGAAATCCGTAGAATGTCATGATATTGTATGTAAAATTGCCGAAATAGTCGTAGTCGGTGGAGTCCGAAGGAGTGCATTGATTTCTCTTTCCAATCTGACTGATGAGCAAATGAGACATGCAAAGTCAGGACAATGGTGGGAAAACAATGCTCAAAGAGCACTTGCGAATAATTCTGTCAACTACAAAGAGAAGCCAGATGTAGGAACATTTATGCGTGAATGGTTGGCTCTGTATGATTCAAAGTCAGGTGAGCGTGGAATGTATAATTCAGCATCTGCGAAAAGACAAGTTGAAAAATTAAATGTTGGCGATCAAATCAGAAGAGCACCACGAGATGATTTCGGAACCAATCCTTGTTCTGAGATTATTTTGAGAAGTCGGGAGACTTGTAATTTATCCGAAGTAGTAGTGAGAAAAGATGATATATTGGAGTCTCTTAAAGAGAAAGTGACCGTAGCGACGATCCTAGGGACTCTCCAGAGCACTCTAACGAATTATAAGTACCTATCGAAGGAATGGAAGATGAACTGTGAAGAAGAAAGACTTTTGGGTGTTTCTCTCACAGGCATCATGGATAATCCGATTATGAATGGTTCTCGAGGGAAAGATGTTCTTGCTGCGACTCTTGAGGAGTTGAAGAAGGTTGCTGTTGAAACAAACAAGCAATGGGCTGAAGCATTGGGAATCAATCAATCCGCTGCCATTACATGTGTCAAACCATCTGGAACAGTTTCTCAGCTTGTAGATTCTGCTTCAGGAATTCATGCAAGACACAATCCATATTACATTCGAACTGTGCGTGCTGACAACAAAGATCCATTGTGTAGATTTATGATCGATGCTGGATTTCCGAATGAGCCAGATGTTATGAAACCACAACATACAACAGTCTTTTCGTTTCCAATGAAAAGTCCAGAGGATGCTATATTTCGCTATGACATGACAGCAATCGAGCAAATGGAACTTTGGAAAATTTATCAAATTCATTGGTGCGAACATAAACCATCTGTGACGATTTCTGTCAAGGAACATGAATGGATGGAAGTTGGAGCATGGGTGTATGAAAATTTTGATAACATTTCTGGAATCAGCTTTTTGCCATTCAGCGAACATACTTATCGACAAGCACCATATCAAGATTGTTCAAAAGAAGAGTATGAAGAATTCTTAACAAAGATGCCTGAAAATGTAGATTGGTCTAAACTTTCTGAGTATGAGGCTGAAGATTACACATCCGGAGCACAAGAACTCGCATGCACCGCTGGAGTATGTGAAGTTGTGGATTTGGTGGCATAAATGTTTCTTGTTGCAAATCTTCCGCCAGTTGAATGCTTTGTTCGAAAGGAATATTTGTATGATCTAGATGGCAGAGGTGAGGGGGAATTCACACCTGCCATCTGGGTGTCAGTCAAAAGCATAAGAGGAAGAGCACTGTATTTTGAATCCCTGCTCACAGAATATGGTGCACTATACGATAAACTTCCTCTTTCAGCCTATGTCTGGAGAACATCTCTTGGTTATGAATTGCCATTAGATTATCTTGAAATATGGGATTCTTTTTCATATCATATTGCTGTGATCGAAAAGGCAACGTTGAAAGGATTGAGATGTGCAATGTATGCCAAGGATAAAGAGTTTTATCATGGCGAATATATGTTCACAATTGATAGCTGTCATGATGATCCAAATATGCTAAATACAACTTTATCCGAAACACCAAATGAACACAAATCTTTTAATATCATAAAACTTGACAACGGACAATTTGCTGCGCAACCAAATAATAGAATTAAATGGTTTGAACAAAGTTTGATTGCGCATGAAACCAAAAATCCTGATTTCAAAGTTTCTACAAAATATTTTTCTGTTGAGCAAAATCCAAAGTGGAGTGCAGGAAATCAGGATCGGTATTTTTATGAGATTGAAGAGGTTTATGATTTTAAAACAAAAAAGAAATGATCTGGCAACTTAGAGGAGAGTCTATGTATCAAAAAGTTATTGCATGCGAATCATGTAATGCAGAATTCACTATTAAACATGATATGATGGAAGAAACTTATATTCCAAGTTTTTGTCCATTTTGCGGAGAAGATATATTGATTGAAGAAGATGGAAACGAAGAGGAATGGTAATTGTTTGTATTGGCGTTTGTAAAATGAACATGGAGCAAACACATTGTATTGGTTGCAAAAGAAGTTTGCTTGAAATTGAACAATGGCGTGAATATACTGATGAAAAAAGAAATGAAATTAAAATGAAACTTGAGCGGAGAAAGATTAATGCATGGTGAATGGGAAGGTGGAAAGGGATCTTGTTTTCGTAAACTAAATAATCAAAAACAATTTGATGAAAATTGGGATTTGATATTTGGTGAACATAATGAAAACACAATCAGCGAAAGCAAAAGGAAGAAGACTCCAGCAGTGGATGAGAGATATCTTGATCGAGGATTTGGATATACATCCTGAAGACATCGAGTCTCGGAGTATGGGTGCAGGTGGAGAAGACTTGATCATGTCAAGATCTGCCAGAGAGAAATTTAGTTATTCGGTTGAATGCAAGAATGTAGAGAAGTTGAACGTCTGGGATGCATATGATCAAGCAAAAGTCAACTCGAAAGATTATGAACCCATCGTGGTTATGAAGAAAAACGGGAAGAAGCCACTAGTGGTGATTGATGCTGAATATTTTGTAAAGCTACATAAAAAAACTTGACAACTTAAATTTATGAGGTATAATAAAGGAATACTAATGGAAATAGAATATTGGCAAGCAATCCTTGCCACTGTGGGAATGTGTTTCTCATATTTTTGGGGGAAGTATCTAACCAAGAAAGAAATCATTGAAGGTGTAATCATCAACACAATTGAATCTCTTGCAGACAATCAATTTGTTATGGTTGAAGAGAGAGAAGATGGTGAGAAATATTTGGTTTCTATTCCAGATTGGGTAACAACACTAGAAAAGGCTAAATGAGAAAATATCAACAAGAACCATTAGGATTAACAGTTAATGTAAGAGGTGATGATGTAAATACAGCAATTAAAGTTTTTAAAAAGAAAGTTCAGAAGTCTGGATTGATTAAAGAACTAAGAGCAAGAAGATATCATTTGACGAAAGGTCAGAAGAGAAAACTTGCCAAAGAGGCAACTCTTCGTAGATTAAGAAGAGAAACCAGAAAACTTATGAATAAGTGAGACATTATGCCAAGGCAGAAAAAGTCAGATTTAATAAACTTTTTTAGAAACCAAATTCAAGAGGAGAAACCAAAAGAAAAGCCAAAACGAACAAGAAAGCCTATGACAGAAGAGCAGAAAAAAGCAGCTGCAGAAAGACTGAAAAAGGCTAGAGAAAAAAGATTAAAAGAAAACCCACCAGCATATAAAAATGTTCATCCTTCAGTATTAACCAGAGGAGAAAAAGATCCTTTGAATTTACAAAATGTGAAAGATTGGATAGCAATTAATAGAGAGAAATTAAAAGAAACAAGAGCAAAAGAAAGAAAGGGTGAGAAAGGAGCAAGTGTTGCTGCTTCTAATATACAGAATTATATAAGTATAATGGAGAACTTTCTGAGAACAGGGGATTGGTATGGTGTGTTTTGTGGTGAAAACGAAGACCAGTTTGTGAAAACTCACTGTGTGGCACAAGCATATCATTCAGATGGAACTCCAAAAAGAACTGTTGGTGTTTTTTATCCGGAAATTGGTGAAGTTTGGACTAGAGAAATGGATGAGGAGCATCGTAATTTTTTAAATTGAGTTTTTATGATACTTGTTGATATGAATCAGGTGACCATTTCTAATCTAATGATGCAAGTGGTCAATCAAAAAGATAATGAAGTAAATGAAGACATGGTAAGACACATGGTCTTGAATGCGCTTCGTTCTTATCGTTCAAAATTTTATGAAGAATATGGTGAATTAGTAATTTGCTATGATGGCAGAAATTATTGGCGAAGAGACATATTCCCATATTACAAACAGAATAGAAAAAAGAGTCGAGAATCATCAGATCTTGATTGGGATATAATCTTTAAGACTTTAAATAAAATTAAAGATGAAATTAAAGAAGTATTTCCATATAAAGTTCTTGAGATGGAAAATGCTGAAGCAGATGATATTATTGCTTCAATAGTATTTGACATGGCAAAAAATCCTTTGCCAGAGAGTATTCTTATTATTTCCAGTGACAAGGATTTCTTTCAATTACAATCTCATTCATTTGTAAAACAATATAGTCCAATACTTAAAAAGTTTGTTTCTGGATCAGATCCAAAAGAATATATCAAAGTACATATTCTTAAAGGAGATCGTAGTGACGGTATACCTAATTTTTTGTCTCCTGATGATACTTTTGTTCATAACTTTAGACAAAAACCTCTAGGTGCAAAAAAGATTGATAAATTAATTGAACAAGATCCTAAAGATTTTTGCAATGAAGAGATGTTACGTAACTATCAAAGAAACCAAAAACTTATTGATTTAAGTTTTGTTCCTTCCGATCTACAAGAAAAAATTATTCAACAGTTTAAAGAAGTCAAATGTGGTAATAGAGCAGGATTGCTAAATTACTTTATTAAAAATAGATTGAAAAATTTAACAGAATCATTATCTGAATTTTAAAGGAGAAAGATGTCAAATGAAACATACACACCATTATTTTCTGAAATATTAACAAAAGTTAATAATGCAAATACAAAACCAAAGAAAGTTGCCATACTAAAGGAACATGATTGCGATCCATTAAGAATGGTGCTCAAATCATCTTTTGATCCAAATATTGTATGGTTGCTTCCAAAAGGTGAGGTTCCTTATCAAAAGAATGAATCGCCAGAAGGTACTGAACATACAACTTTGAGATTAGAAGCAAAGAGACTCTATCATTTTATTAAGGGTGGAAATGATAAGCTAGCTCAATTCAAACGTGAAGACATGTTCATTCAAATGCTAGAAGGTCTCCATGAATCAGAGGCTCAACTTTTGATCAATGCAAAGGATAAAAGGCTCCATCAGGTTTACAAGGGATTGTCTGCAGCTGCTGTCAAGGAGGCATTCGGCTGGAATGACAACTTTAACAAATCGTAATAGGGTTTAAAAAATTCCTTGACATTTTTACCAGATACGGTAAACTAATAAATATTTTTCGACATTCCTGTAAATCTACATCTGGAAATGTATGAATATCATAACCGTATCTGGTTCTACCAAGAAAAAAAGACTCCTCGCTGAATCTGTCACATATTTTATGGTTGAGGAATTGCTTCCTCGACATCGAACTCTCCAAATCGAAATTTCTCTTTCCGACCTAATGCTGGAATCCGGAGTCTGTGGATTCTGTAACGCATTCACTCCTCGTGAATTTTTAATTGAGATTGACAAAAAAATTGATGCTTATGCAATGATTGAAACCATTTGTCATGAGATGATTCACGTCAAACAACATGCCAGAAGAGAACTTAAAAACTATGATTACAAAGAGATGAGTGTGCTATGGAAAAATGAAAGATATTCAATTGAACCTGAGAATTATAATAAGTTTCCATGGGAAAAAGAAGCATATGAGTATGAATTCATATACGCAAAAAAGTTTCTAGAAATGACAGGAGTTTTATGACAAAAATTGATGAACTTTTTACATGCATTGATTGTCATCAATTATTGGAAACTGGTGATTTGACATACTTTGATGGAACATATGAGCCAGAAATGGCAGATCAACGTGCAGAACAATGTCAATCTGGAATGGTTCGACTCATGGAAATTTTTGGAGATTCTGCAAGATTGTATAATGCAGGAAAAGAACTTGACTTCTCTAGATTTCCCTGCCAATGTTGTTATAACAAAGATGCAGGAGAAAGATTTAGATTCATAGTGTATCAAGAAAAAACTTGACTTTTATCATTAACAAAGTAGAATAGTTGTGTTGGGGGTTGATATGAATGTTTTCTATTTATCTAAGAATGCTTCTGAATGTGCTCAAATGCATTGTGATAAGCATACAGTTAAGATGATCATTGAGTATGCTCAATTGATGTCTACAGCACATAGAATTTTAGACGGTAAACAATATATTGAGGTTCAGAATGGAAGAAGAATCAAAAGATGGAGAATGGAGAGGGATGGATACGAATCAGTTCTATATAAGGCTTCTCATATTAATCATCCTAGTGCTATTTGGACTCGGAGTAATCGTAACAACTATGAATGGTTATATAAACTCTGGAGAAGTCTCTGCAATGAATACACAGTTAGATATGAAAGAATACATTTAACAGAACAAAAGCTATACAGTTTATTAGAAAAGACTCCAATCAATATTGCGAATGGACCATTTAGTGATCCACCACCAGCAATGCCAGATTATTGCAAATTAGATGATGTGGTTGAGTCTTATAGAAATTATTATAACAAAGAAAAGAGTTTTGCCAAATGGACAAAACGAGATATTCCAGAATGGTATTATGCCCACATTTAAATTCCTAAATAATGAAACACATGAAACATTTGAAGACTTTCTTTCAATTGTTGAGAAAGAAAGATTGCTTGAAATCAATCCTCACATTAAACAGGTTCCTAATGGATTTGCTATTGTTTCCTCTGTTGGGTCTATTGACAGTAAAAATGATCAAGGTTTCCGAGAAGTCATGTCCCGTATATCCGAAGCAAATCCAAATTCTCCTCTTGCCGAACGGTACGGTAGACGTTCGACTCGAGAAGTCAAGGTGGCAGAAGCTGTGAAAAAATGGAAGAATGTTTAGTCATATAAATATTCATAAACTCAACATGGTTGTTTATAATGAGTAACAAAAACAAAGATGTAAGATTCCATAATCTTTTACAAATCAAACCAGTAACTGAAAATCAAAAGGCAGCATTCAATGCCTACAAGGATAAGAAAAATCTATTTCTTTATGGTGCAGCAGGAACTGGTAAAACATTCATTTCTCTTTATCTTGCCTTAAAAGATGCCCTAAACCCAGAAACAACTCAAGAATGTGTTTATTTGGTTCGTTCAGCTGTTCCGACTCGAGAAATCGGATTTCTTCCTGGAGATGAAGAAGACAAGACAGCATTGTTTCAAGTACCATATCAAAACATGGTACAATTTATGTTCGAACAACCAAATGAACAAGCATTCAATATGTTGTATGATCGTCTAAAGAATCAAGGTTCTTTGATGTTCATGACAACCAGCTTTCTTCGTGGTATTACTCTTGACAATGCTATAATCATTGTTGATGAATCTCAGAATCTGAATTTTCATGAACTTGATACAATCATTACAAGAGTTGGTCAAGATTCAAAGATTATATTTTGTGGAGATTTTTTTCAAACAGATTTACAAAAGAATTATGAGAAAGAAGGTCTTCAAGTATTCATGAATATCTTGGATAATATGTCAGAATTTGAAATGATTGAATATACTATTGGTGATATTGTTCGTTCAGGATTAGTAAGAAGTTATCTAATATCAAAAATTAAACAAGGAGTAGATTGATGTTCAAATTATCGGGAAGATCACAAAGCAAATTAGAAGGTGTTGAACCTCAGTTGGTAGAAGTGGTTGAGAAGGCAATCACATTGACAAAGGTTGACTTTGGTGTCATTGAAGGACTAAGAACTGAAGAAAAACAAAAAGAGCTAGTTGCAGCTGGTGCTTCTCAAACAATGAAGTCTAAGCATTTACATGGACATGCTGTTGATTTGATGGCATATGTCAATGGAAGAGGATGCTGGGAATTAAACGTATATGATGACATTGCTGATGCAATGAAAGAGGCAGCTTATGAGCTTGATGTAAAGATTCGTTGGGGAGCAGCTTGGAATATTGATGATCTTGCGCTTTGGGAAGGAACAGCTGAAGAAGCCATGAATAACTATATCGATGAAAGAAGAAGTCAAGGTAAAAGACCATTCATCGATGCACCACACTTTGAATTGTCATGAGCGCAGAAATAGAAGAACAAAACAAAAATATTAAAGTATATGCTTGGGACTCAACAACCTTTTGGGCTTTGGGAAAGAAAGAATGCCATTCCGATTTGATGTCGAAATTAAAAACTTTTATGAAAACCAAAAAACAACATATTCAAAAATTATTCAAGAGCATACAACAATAGGAATGATTGCTGCTCAACGTGAAGGAATGAGGAAATTTCGAGAGGAATGGCCAGAGAATACTGATGAAGAAAAATATCTGAATATTAAAACGAAGATAAAGTTTGTCAAAGAATAAACCTTGACATTTTTATTAGCATTTAGTATAATATGAAAATAATAATGATTGTGCTCATTGCACTTGTTGTGAATACTACTATACTATATGCTCCGATTGAAGAAGATCTAGATCGGAGAAAAACACAATGTCTCTTTCGTGATGTACCTGATCAAAGAGATTATTTCATACATTATTACTACGGAATGAGAGGCTATTAATTATCATGTTTAAGCATCTGAACATTTCATTACCAGAAGCCACTGCTAAAACAGTAGATGGAAAACGATTCTATTTCACTGAATCTGGTGGTGTATTTCCTTCAATCACCACAGTCCTAGGAGCAACAGAAAGAAAGAAAAAATGGTTGAAAGAATGGAGAGCTTCTGTTGGTTATGATGTTGCCAATTATATTTCAAGAACATCTGCATCAAGAGGAACAGCTTTTCATAAGATTTGTGAAGACTATATAAATAATAGTGACATAGAACATCATAAACAAAAGTTTCTACCATGGTGTATGTTCACACAACTAAAGCCTGTTCTGGATGAGAATCTGAATAATATTCATCTACAAGAACAGGCAATGTGGAGCGAAAAATACCGTGTGGCAGGACGTGTTGATTGTATTGGTGAATGGAAAGGTGTACTTTCTGTCATTGATTTCAAGACGTCCAAGTCAGAACGAAACGATGAATATAATACAGACTATTACATTCAAGGTTCTGCCTATACAGAGATGTATGAAGAAATGACTGGAACACCAATCAATCAGGTTGTGATTCTAACAACAACTGAGGATGGAACTGTTCAAGAGTTTGTGAAAGAAAAGAAACCTTATCTTCAACCTCTTGTAGAAACCATTGATGAATTTACAACTCAATGGGAGAAAGAAAATGAAGAAATTTCTGCTACTGCTTAGTGGACTATTTGCAACCAGTACACTTTATGCTCAACAAATGGCAAACAAGCCAATCTTTTGTGCACCATTACAGAATGTTGTAGCAATTGCGGAGCAAAGAGGTGATTATCCTGTAATGTATGGTGACACTACTTTGCAAGCACAACAAGGAACAATGTCTGCAAAGGTTATCATTGCTCACAATTTCCAAACAAAAACATATTCAATCATCGAAGTATATAACACAAACTGGGCATGTGTTTTAGCAATAGGAACTAAATTAACAATTATGCCTCCTGATGGTGGTATGGTGCCGAATGATAATTCGACAGATCCGTTTAAAGGTATTCCGATTGATCCAGATAACAGTATGGCATTATGAAAAAAAGAAAAGGCAGAAAAGCATCAAAAAGGACAGTACGCTGCACCATTTGCACCACACATCGATGGCTGGGTAATAATGAAGGTCGATGGAACATCAATACTCAGAAACGAGAACAATCTGCAAAGGAACAGCTAAAAGAATTTGCTTGTTGACATGTGAAGATATTTTTTAGCACGCAGGTTCGATTCCTGCCACCTCCACCATATTCTTTTCAACACATGGGGGTGTAAAGGCATTCGACTAGAAAAGAAAATAGCAAAGAGAGCAAATAGGGTAGTGACCAACACTAATTCAATTAGAGGCAAACAACTCTGATTATTCTTCTGCGCAAGTAGCTTTGGCTGCTTGATGCAGGTGGGTTTGTGGCAAACCTAGAAACAGAATTGCCACATTCACATCACACACATAAGGAAAAGTAACATGGATCTTTCATGCTTACATCATGACAATTCTGAATTAAAATCATATTTTAAGGCAGAATACAAAAATGATTGGGAATATGCATATGCTGATTTTCTGGAAGAGAAAAGAAGCAAAAGAAAAAACATTTTCAAAACAATTATGGCAACACTTTTTCACACACACAAAGGAGAATAAGACATGGCAGAAGTAAACAAGAATCCATTCCAAATTCGGCAAGAATTATTGAGCACTGCAAAAGAATACATGGTATCCATGTATGAATTGCAGCAAACCTATTTTGACCGCCAGTTCTATTTAGCTGAAGAAATGATGAAAAAAAATTCAGAGGAAGGAATGAAATTGTATCAAGAAGCAATGAATTCCACTGAAAAATTCTATAAGAATTATCCAGGAGTTGAACAAATTTTAGGAGTTGCAAAACAATTTCAAGAGTTTGTGGATAATAAAGACAAGAAATGAAAAAACATGAATTAATGCCTAAATGGTTGAGAGGATTTTTTCCAAAAAAATTTACTGCTATAACCATTTCTAAAAATACTGCATGGTATCGTGATCTCAAGACACTTGATGATGAAAGTATTCGGAGACATGAAGAAGTTCATATGATGCAGTATGAAAGGCATGGTTGGTTTGTTTTTATAATTCTTTATTTTTGGTACACAATTAAACATGGATATTGGAATAATCCATTAGAAATTGAAGCCAGAGAAAAATCTAAATAAGCAGTTTATGGAGGTTCTGCCAAAAAACCTCCAACATAAAGGAAAAATTAAATGATGTTTGAAGAATTAAAAATTATGAGTGCGAAAAAATTTTCATATGAGATTGAAGAATTTGTAAATCGAACTGGTATCTCATATCTTGATGCAGTTCTGGAATATTGTTCTGAAAACAAAATAGAACCAGAAACTGTGGCATCACTTATTACCAAACCTCTTAAAGAAAAGATTGAAGTGGACGCTATGAAACTCAATCTTATCCCCAAAGTTTCTCAGTTACCTGTATAAAAATACTTGACATTTTTCCTGAGAAGGAGTATAATGTTTGCTATGGAAAGTTGGGATGCCTATAAAATCTATCTTGGCTTAAAACTACATTTTACCAAAGAACATTATGATTTTAAAAAGTATTCTGGCAAAACAAATGCAAAGAAGTCTTCATTTCTTAAAAGAAACGATAGATTTTTCTTTCATCGGATTGGTCGTAAGTATGGTGATAATACACTTGACTATTTTGTCGCTAATATAATCAAGAATCCAAAAGCATGGATTGGTGATTATGATGAGCAGACTTACATTGATTGGAAAAAGACTCAACAGAGTATTGGTTATGTTTTTCAGACAGATATGGAAAAACTTCTCAGAACAGAATCAATTGATTCTTCCAACTTCAATACACTTTTCACTTGCGTTTTAGGACAACATCCGCTATTATTAAAGAGATTTCTTGGTGGCCAAATTCACCTCGAAACAATGGTCATACTCAATCAGATTCTGAGTTATCTAGATCAATTTGATCGTGATATAAAGGAAAACATTGTATGGCCACAGAAACGTAATCTTATTCTTAAATATGCATCTTTTATAGAAACTGATATAAAAAGATGCAAACAATATCTTATCAATATGCTGTAGAGGAAATATGGCAAAACAAACAATTGAAGATGTAATTCGTGATCGTGATCATCTGGCTCTAAAAGTACAACAACTTGAGACACGTGTTCGTGAGCTTGAGTTTGACTGTGCAACATTACAAAGACGTGATGGTGAGTTGAATCAACGTCTCAAAGAGCTTTCTTATCAGAAAGTGCTTGCACATCGTCAACAAAATCCATCACCAAGAAGGAATTTTAATCGCAGATGAGTGTTAAACTAATAAGCTATACTCAGGCATCACCTGAGTTTTTGCAATCAATATCGGAGGATTTAAATGTCCAAGATCTCGTTGCGTATTGTGCCCGTGTATCGAATCCCTCGAACCAACACAACACTGAAACGTCCGAAAGGCTCCTACGCTACCTTATCAAACACAAGCATTGGTCCCCATTCGAGATGGTTAGTGCTTGCCTAGAAATTGAAACAACACGTGACATCGCACATCAGATTGTTCGACATCGCAGTTTCAGTTTTCAGGAATTTAGTCAACGATATGCTAATCCTAATGAGATTGAAAACACATTTGTCAAAAGAGAATGTCGAATTCAGGATATAAAGAATCGACAAAATTCTATTGATTGCGATGATCAGAAACTCATCTGGCAATGGGATCAACGGCAGTCTGAATTGATTGAACAGGCAAGACAAATCTATGATTGGGCTATTGCTCAAGGAATTGCCAAGGAACAAGCAAGAGCAGTTCTTCCAGAGGGATTGACAAAAACCAGATTGATGATGCATGGAACACTTCGTTCATGGATTCATTATGTGGAGTTGAGATCCTCAAATGGAACGCAAAAGGAACATGCTGAGATAGCAAAACAATGTGGAAATATTCTTGGATTTATTTTTCCAATGATGCTTGAGAGGAAATAATGCTGTATAATTCATACATTGAATTTAGATATGTAAACAATCATAAAGGACAAGAATCTGAAATTACACATCGAATACCATTAGATCATTCATTGAATGATGTTCTAGAACATTTTGAACAGTTCTTACATGGTCTTGGATATGTTTTTGATGGCACAATAGATTTAGTAGAATCAGACCAAACACCATATGAATATGTAAAATGAAATACTTCGTATTAGGAAATGGTGAATCTAGACTTCAATTAGATTTGAAAGCATTAGGAAGATGTGGAGGAGTTTATGGTTGCAATGCTTTGTATCGTGATTATACACCTGATGCATTGATTGCAGTTGATGGAGGCATGATGCATGAGATTGCATCAAGCGGATACATCTATAACAATGTTTGCTATTTTAGAAGCTGGTCTAAACTTCCAGAATATGCATATGATTCACTGGTTGAAGATAATTTCTTTGAAGGATGGCATGAAAGTCTAAAAACAGAAAATGAAAAGAAACATTTTAATAACTTTGTAATGAATGGAACAGATCCAAATCAGATCATGAGACTCTTTCATATGATCAAACAACAATATGAAAAACGAAATGAACCTTTTGATTCTGATGATATTCGGCAGAAACTAGGAAATCATCATCAATGGATCACATGGGTAGATGAGGAGGATGAGGTATATCTCATTCCAGAACCATATTCTGGTTGGAGTGCTGGATCGATTGCTGTCAGAATGATGATGATTGACTATGAACCCAAAGAAGTTTACATGATTGGTTTTGACATGAAGTCAGATACAGGAAAGGTGAACAATGTCTATAAAGGGACTTCAAACTACATTCCTCAAGATGCGAATGAGGTTCCATCTGTCAATTGGAAAAATCAGCATGCTGTTAATTTCAAAGATTATCCCAAAACCAAATTTTATCAAGCCACTCCAGATGGAGATGAGGTAGAAGAGTGGTCTGAATATGAGAATGTCAAGTATATTACTTTTGAAAAGTTGAATAAAAAACTTGACTATAATATTATCTTGTAGTAAGATAAATAAGATATATGATGAAATTTGTGAAATACTTAAACATACGACAACATACGGAGAATACCATGTCTAACATTAGCTCACTTCGCAAAAACAACGCACTCGACAAACTTCTGGCTCAAGTAGCAAAAGAAGAATCCCCAACTGAAAAAGCATCATACATTGATGATCGACTTTGGAAGCCACAGGTAGATAAATCTGGGAATGGATTTGCTGTTCTAAGATTTCTTCCAGCTACAGAAGGAGATCAACTTCCATGGGTTCGTGTATGGAATCACGCATTCCAAGGACCAACTGGAATGTGGTTTATTGAGAATTGCTTGACATCCGTTAACGGAAAATGTCCATGTTGCGAGCATAACTCTGGGCTTTGGAATTCAGGCATTGAGACTGATAAAGAGATTGCTCGAAAACAAAAACGCAAGCTACAATACTACAGTAATGTGTTGGTTGTTTCTGATTCATCAAATCCTGATAATGAAGGTAAAGTCATGCTTTACAAGTATGGCAAGAAAATCTTTGACAAAATCATGGAAGCAATGCAACCAGAATTTGAAGATGAAACACCGATCAATCCATTTGATGCATGGGAAGGAGCAAATTTCAAACTGAAGATTCGCAAGGTAGATGGTTACTGGAATTATGACAAGAGCGAATTTGACAAAGTTTCAAAGATTGGTGATGATGATAAGATTGAGAAAGTGATTTCCAAAACACATTCTCTTTCTGACTTTCTTGGAGAATCAAACTTCAAGAGTTATGATGAGCTTCGAAAAAGGCTGGATGCTGTTTTGACTGGCAAACAGTCTGTTGGTAAACCAATTGCTGAAGTGATTGATGATGAGGAAGAATATACACCTTCCTACAAATCATCTCCAGTCCCAAGTATGGTAACTGAAGATGATGATGAAGACAGTGCAATGAGTTATTTTGAGAAACTTGCTAACGAGTAAGTTTTAAAGAACACTAGCTGCAACAGCAGCCAGTAGTTGTGAATGAGGATTGGTGACAGGTTTAGGCATTGGAATTACAGCAGCACCTCCACCACCTTGTGTTACATTATTATTTGTGACATTGTTAATGACTACTGGCTGTTGATTTGCAGCCATCTCTTTAGATCCTTCTTCCATTGACAATGTTCTATTGTTCACACCATTTGTAGATGCCTCGAGTGTAGCAAGATCAACAGATGGGTTATTTGCCAATCTTATAAATTGGTCTCGACTTAGACCAATTTCTTTAGCCCTCAATGCTAATTTTTTAAGATCATCTTCGTCAGGACTAGATTCTTCCAACTCATCCTTCAGATCACTTTGTAAATCTTCATAACTTTCTTTTCTGGATGTATAAAGTGTTCCTAATGCTTCTCCAAGGAATGTATCAAGATATGTGACAAGATTATCAATTAAATTACCAAAGATGATTCCAAGTTCTTGTAGTATGTTTACTTCACCAAATATGCTAGAAAGAACACTTTTTGAATCAATTGGTTGAATATTGATAGATGGAACTGCTTCTTTTTTGGCTTCTTCTTGACTATCTCCTCCATCTCCAAACAAAACATCTGCAAATGGAATATTATCCATTAATGTTTTCTTTATCCCGTCAAAATTAAATATACCATCAAAGAAATTGCCTACTTTAGTTCCAAAATCTGTAAGAAGTTTTAATGGATTTAGAGTTTCTAATGTTTTCGATATCGAATCAAAATTGAACAGATTCTTGACTTTATCAATTGCCAGATTTAAGAAGTTCACAACAAGCCCACCTACACCACCTACAGCTGTTGATTCTGCTGGTTCTTTAACTTGTGTAGTATCAAATCCAAATAATCCTTTGATGTAGTTCCAAACGCTTTCAACCATTCCTAGAATTAAATTGTAAGGCATAAAGAATATATTGATAGCAGAAGCTAGTGCATCTGAGAACGTATCAAATTTGAATAATCCTTTGATGTAATTCCAGACATCTTGAATCATACCCAAGATGCTATTTTTAATGTCATCAATTGATGGAAGTGCAGGCATTGTCAAAACAAATCCAAATACAGCACCTGTTGCTGGATCATATATTTTCTTAGAAAATTCTGTTGCCTTCGTTAGAATATCTGATATTGAAGGTAATGTTGGTAATGTGTAACCAAATACTGAGCCAGTTTCTGAATCATATATATTTTTAGAGAAATTCTCTAATTTTGTTGTAATGTCATTAATAGATGGCAATTCTGGTATCGCAAATCCAAATATTGTCCCTGTTTCAGAATCATATATTTTCTTTGCAAATCCTTCCAATTTGGTTTGTATATCAGAAATGCTTGGAAGTTCTGGTAATGCAAATCCGAATATTGTTCCATCTTCAGAATTGTAAATGTTTTTAGCAAAATCTTCAGCTTTTGATGTAATATCTGAAATACTTGGCAACTCAGGCATTGAGAATCCAAACACTTCACCAGTCTCAGAATTGTAAATATTTTTTCCGAATCCTGCAATTTTGTCTGTAATTTGACTAATTGAAGGTAGTTCTGGAAGCGAGAATCCAAATATTGTTCCTGCTTCTGGATCATAAATCTTTTTAGAAAAGTCAATAATCTTATTTGTTATATCAGATATTGAAGGCAATTCTGGTAATGCATATCCAAATACTTGACCAGTCTCAGGATTGTATATCTTGTAAGCAAACTCTTTTGCTTTATCAACAATCATTGCAATGGATGGTAGTTCTGGAAGTGCGAATCCAAATACTGTTCCAGCAGTTGGATCATAAATCTTTTTAGAAAAATCAGTTATTTTGGTTAATATGTCAGAAATACTAGGTAATTCTGGCAACGTATAACCAAATACTGTTCCAGCAGTTGGATCATAAATTTTCATGGCAAATCCAGAAATTTTATCCCAAATTTGACTTATTGAGGGTAATTCTGGTAGAGAATAACCAAATACTGTTCCAGCAGTTGGATCATAAATTTTGCTAGCAAAATCTTTTACTGTAGTAAATATCTGTGAAATACTAGGCAATTCAGGAAGTTTAAACCCAAATACTTCACCAGTTTCTGGATTATACACTTTCTTCGCATATCCTGTAACAGTATCCCATATTTGAGAAATGCTAGGTAATTCAGGCATTGTGAATCCAAACACTTCACCAGTAGCAGGATCATATATCTTTTTACCAAAGGATACAACTGTATCAAAAATATCAGAAATAGAAGGTAATTCAGGCAACTTGAATCCAAATACTTCACCAGTAGCAGGATCATATATTTTGCTTGCAAATCCTGTCACCATTCCCCATATATCGGAAATGCTCGGAAGTTCTGGTAGTGTAAATCCAAATACTTCACCAGTTTCTGGATTGTAGATCATTTTTCCAAAGTTAATTAAACTATCTGTAATTTCGGATATTGAAGGTAGGCTTGGAAGAAATCCAAAAATCATATCTTTAAATGCAGTAAATTTCTCACCTATATAACCAAACACATTACCAAAGAAAGTTTTAACAACATCAAATGGACTGGTCGAGGCTTCTCCTTCAACTTCGGCTTCTTTATCAGAACCAAATCCGAAAAGATCTGCGAAGAAATCATAAACACCACTAAAGAAATTCTTGATAATAGTTAATGGATTCCAACTAATATCAAATCCAAGAAAATCGAATATATCACTTACAAATGCTTCAAGAATATTAAATGCAGAAAGGAATATCCCTGTAATTGAATCCCATATTTGTCCCAATCCACCAAGTATTTTTCCTGCATCAAATGTAAAAATTCCAACAACAATATCAACAATTCCAGAAACAGCACTAAATACTGCATCTAATATGTTATCTACTTCAGCTGTTAGTGATGCAGCAAGTTTATCAAATCCTAGAAACTCAAGAATCCAAGCAGCTGCACCTGTTAGCATCCTTAATATACCACCTATAGCTTCATCTAGAAAATTTATAACACCTTGTTTAATACCTTCAATTATACCACCTTCTTCGTATCCTTTCATAAAACCAGAAACAAAATCAAATACACCCATAATAACAGTAATAGGAAGAAATAATTTTCCTAATACTCTACCAATTGTTTTTGCTATATTTCCTATGAAACTAAATCCATTTAAAAACCCTGCAGCACTCTTTGCTATATCAATTATTTTTTCAAAAATTCTTACGATGGGAGTTATAAATCTTCTTATACTTGCAGACACACTTCTGATTATTCTGCCTATAAAAGATCCAAACCTTTTGATAGGATTAATTATTCTTTTAAATGTGTTTTTGATTCCATCAAAAACTAATGATACACTGTCAAACAAATCAAATAAAAAATCTAATGATAAATTTTTGAAAAAATATTCTCCTAATTTAGTTTTTTTGAAACCATCTACTATTTTGTCAAAAAAACTAACCAATCCTTTGAGAGGTTTAAATACATCACCTATTTTTAAATCTGTTAAAAATTTTAAATCTTTTCCTATAGTTTTGAAGAATTCTACCAAAGCAATTACTGGAGCAGCAATCAGGGCAGCAATTAAACCAAGACCAAATCCACTTTTTTCTTTTAAACTATCTAATCCTTTGCCTAATCCAAGAACAGAATCATTGATTGTTTCTAAGATTTTAGTATTTTTCTCTGCAAGTTTTTGTTCATCTCTTTTTGCTTCAAGATCTGCGGATGTTTTTTTATCATCTTTTGGTGTAATTGCTTTTACAACACTGTCTGCTAAAGTTGCTTCAACTGGTTCTTTTTTTCCTAAAAATTTATTAATAAATTGTTTATCAACCCCATATTTTTTTGCTGAATCTTCTAATTTTTTAGCTAATTCATCTGGTGTCAATGAAGGTTCTAAAATTTTAATACTTTCTTGTATTAATTCAAGTTGTTTTAGGCTTGCATCTTCTTTAGCTTTGTTTTTATCTGCTTGTTTTTTAGCTAGTTCAAATTCTTTTTTAGAATTGAAACCTAAACTTTCCCTAAGTTTTTTTTGTTCTTTATTTTCAAATTTAAATAAATCTACTAATCCTTTAGTTGCTTTTCCACCAAAATATTTTCCTATTCCAACAACAGAACGCAATCCAGGAACAGAAGATGCAATATCATTTCCAAGAGTTTTAATATCACCAACCAGTGTATCAAAATCATTTCTTATAATATCAACAACAGCTGTTGCTGCTTCATTTTTTGTTGTTGATTTTCTTATTTCTTGATTAGTTTCTCTTAACTCACCAAGAAGTTTTTTAAACCGTTTTTCTTCGTCTGCTATTGCCATTTATTACTTCCTTGACATGTATGCTTGTGCACCGAAATAAAAACCAACAATTGATGCTTGCCCCAGATAAAACAATCCCAACAAATCACCTAATGCAGCTACTCTTGATTCAGGCACCAAAGGTGTAAATAATATTCCAGTAAATACAACCATGCTAAGAATTGAAACCCATGACATACGTTTCTGTGCTTCAGCTTTCTCTTCTCTCAATTCAAGTTCAAGTATTTCTGTTGCTCTTTTCATTTCTTCTTCCGTAACATCACCACTTCCGTTTATATCATACTTTTTAAAAAGTTCTTGAATGCTTTTGTTAGGCATTTTTAACCTCTTGATTGTTGATTCATCTTCTCATGGCGTTGTTTCATTTTTTCATCTTCAATGTGTTGCAACAATAATCCGACATAAACTTCTCTCTCCCACGGCAACATATGTTCAATTTCTGTCAATGAATATTTGTGATGTTGCATTAATGAAAAATTCAAACGATAATAATTTTCCAAACTATTGTGAGAGAGACCTACTAGAAAAAATTTTGCAGTCCTTCAATTACTAAATCACTTTCTACACCTGTTTTTGGATTTTTAATTTTAGTTCTATATCGAACTTTTGGCATATCCTCAAAGAAACTTTGTAATTTCATGAATTGTTGATGACTCATAGAATTTACAAATTCTTCTAGTTCTTTTTTTGTAATATCATTTTTATCATAAACTTCATCAGCATCATAAATTTGACCAATGCAATTTTTAATGATTTCAAATCCAGCATTTGGATCTTCCATATTCATTCCAGATACATTGTTTACTCTTGGGTAATTCATAATCACACCCACAGTATCTGTTAATTCAATTTTGTTTGTATGTTCATCTGATTTCTCGCAAACAACATCTTCAAGATTAATATCAACTTCAACCTTTGTTTCTCCGTCATCTGGACATGTAACTGTTACAGTTGATACTTCACCGATTGACTTTGCTCTTAATTGAATAAAGATATATTCTAGATCGAATATCGGAAGTTTTTTTGCATCTATCTTTTTAAATGTGCATTCATTAATGATATTTTCAACAGCTTTGATAATATCTTTCTCATCACCTGTTTGTTGAGCAATGAGAAGCATTTTTTCTTCTTTGACCAAAAATGGTCTAAATTCTATTTCTTCATTTGTCGATGGTACAGTCAATTCATATTTGTTTACTGCTAATGATGGTAACGCCATTATTTCCTTTCATAAGTTATTCTTCAATCCAATCTCTGAATGCCATAGAAACATTTAGTTTTGATGCTTCACTTCTGCTATCTGCACTGAGTGTTATCAATTCAACAGTTTTAGGAAATGCTTCATAAACTTTGCAACTAAAAACAACTTCATCAGTTTTGGATAATTGTTTAATCGTCATGTCACGGACATAATTCGAATAATAATACATATCATATGTATTTGGGTTGTAAATGGTTTTCTGCCAATTATCAAAATATCTTTTAATATCTAATTTTTCATCAAGAAGAAATGTCATTGAAATAGAATCATTTAATATTAATCCTTGAGCTATTTCATGAGTTGGACCATAAATATTATCATTTGTTTGCGATTCAATTGTTCTTCCAGGAAGTTCGACTGATTGGCACCAAAGTGATACTAGATTATCATCAGCAACTCCAGATGTAGCTCCAGGAGAATTAATATTTACTTCAAATCTATTTGGTTTTGATATTCCAAACTTTTTAACTGATTCAAAAAATGTAATAGAATTACTACTAAATGCTGCGCTCATGAGTTAATCATCCTTCTAGAATCATAATAGACTTTATTTCTGGTCACGTTGGTAAAATCTTGAACAGGTAACATCAATGCCAATTTAAATTCTTCATGTTTTATTTTTACAAATGGAGAACGCACATGATTCTTTAAGTATTTTTTGATGGTTGGTCTTATTTCTTTGAAGTTTTTGATGTTTCTCCACTCTGTCAATATTCTTTTTTCATTTTCTCTTGTTCTTTCAAATCTCATTAATTTTTCCATCAATGAAATTCTATACGGAATAGAAACATAATGAAAATTAATTCCTAAAAAATATCTACTTGTTTCATCAATGGGAATTATTAATGGAAATTTGTCATAATAAGGCAATGTTTTTTTGTATTTCGCATCATAAACAAAAAAGTTCATGCTACCCACATTCAATGAATAGTTTGTTGACTCTTTTTGTAATAATTGTTTTTGTGATGGTACGCCAAACTCTCTAACTTTCTGTTGAAACCAACGATAAGATCTTTCTTGTCCACCAGTTTGTCTGAGAATTTGGTCAAAATAGTTATCTGCCATACAATTATTTATTCTATATTTTCAATTCATTTTCTGTAATAAGTTTAAATTCCATTTTACGATCAGAGCACCATTCCATTGCAGCTTTCCATTTTGCTTCATTTATTCCCCATGTTTTTACTTCATTTAAATATTTGGTTGTTTTTCTTTTTGGCACTTTTGGTGGTGAACATTGAACTTTTGGTTTGATTTCAATAATCATGTTTTTTATTTCACCTGTTTGTTGCTTTACTTTTATGAAAAAATCTGGAAAATAACGATGTATTCGATTGTCAATCGGAGAACGATATGGAATTACTATTTCTTCTGAAGCCCAAGATATAATTGATTCATTCATGTCACAATAAACCATGAATTTTCTTTCCCACAAAGAACGATAAACAATTTTATAAGGATCTCCAACATATTTTTTCTTATTTGTTGGTATATATTTTCCCTTGTATGCCATATAAATAATAGTAAATTCTTGATATGAGGATATTTAGCTAAGTGGCAACAACAGCATTAGAAAGATTGAATAATAAAGGTAAAACTAAAGCAGGTATAAATTTACAGTTTCCATTAGATCTTGGATCTGAAAAGTCTTCCTATTATACTTTATTTAAAATATACGAAACAAAAACATCAACATTACCACAACTTGATTATATTTTAGGTTCTGGTGGACCTAATTTAAGTTCTATTACATTAAAAAGACCAGTAGAAGAAAAGGCATCAGATTTTATTGCTTTATATATGCCAGCTTCTATAACCAATGTACAAAATGCTGCATATGGTAATGTAGAAATGGGTAATGTTATAGCAGCAATGCAGGCATTCGGTAGAACTGACACGGGCGAACTATCTAGTGCGGCTGGCGGATTGGGTGAATTCGTAAAACAGATTGGTGAACAAAGATTAAAACAAGGCGGAGCAGAAGCAAGATCATTGGTCGGAGCTTATGAAATTCAATCTGGAAGAATTTTAAACAACAGAACAGAATTAATTTTTGATTCTATTGATAGAAGATCATTTACCTTTGATTTTAAAATGATACCAAGAACAGAAGCAGAATCATTGGCTATTAAACAAATAGTCAACAGATTTAGATATCACATGTCACCAAATATTGATGATACAGCAATTACAAATAGAACAATGATTGTTCCTTCATTATTTGAAGTTGAATTCAAACCAAATACCA